TTGCCGTCCCACGTCATGAAGTCCCGAATGTCGGTCGTGGCAATCCGGACCAAGCTCTCGACCACATCCGTCGCCTTCATGAGGCGCTTCTGAATGTGCGCGCGGCCAATGGGTTCGATGTAGGGCTTGAGTTTCGATAACAGCCGACAGCCTTGCTCTTGGGCGGCGTGAGGCTGATACCCGGAGCGGATCGCCGCCTGTGTGGCGTTCGCATCTTGGAGATATTCGACGATGAAGCGTTGGTGTCGAAGCGGAAGGTCGGCTATGGGAGAGAGGGTGTCAGACATAATAGTGATATTATGCCCGCACCCTACCCCATTGTGGAACAAAAAGCAACTATCCGGTTAGCTAGATCAACTATCGAACCAAAACACAATACGAACGCTGGCCGAATGTCCCTCGCAGAGCTTGAGAAGTTTCGGAATGGCCTTCACCCAAAAGTCGCCACAGCTTGAGGCGTAATCGATCGTCCACTCAGCTTGCGCATAGTGATGCATGAGATCCTGCTCGATCTGCGCGAGCGCGGCTTTGTAGTCATTGGGATGCTGGGCCTTGATCGCGACAATGCGCTGCTCCATCTCCTCGATACTAATATGCTTGACCATGCCACCACTGACGCCGCCACAATGCCCCGGCGGCTCTGGCTCCCACTGTCTCGTGCGCAACCATTCCTCGGCCTCAAGCGCACTCACCCATCCGCGCTGCGTGGTCGTCTGCGTCCAGTCAAAGGCGAGGATCTCCGTGAGGGTCAACCAGGAGTGCGAATGTCCATCAGCGCCCCACCCTTCGCTGTCCTCTCGCACGCTGTCAGACGCATCTTCGGGAATCCCGCGAGGCTCGACAATGGGATTAAAGCCGTCCCCCGTATCACACCCTGCGAAGCCTCGCCCGTTGCGCACATCCGCCAGGATCGCAAAGAGATTGTAGTTCCGCTCAGAGTAGAAGCGTTCTAGAATTGTCTCCGGCTCGCCCTCTTCGCCTGCATACTTGTTGGGCACCATCTTTTCGGCGGCTTGCCACTTCAGCCCGCTCAACTTTTCCACTCTCAGATGAATGTCACAGCCCATGATTGACTCCTTCTGTTGGTGATATGCCTGATTCAGTCTCGATCCGGTTAGCTAGAACAAAATTACAACATCACCGCCACGGCAATCCCGTAGGCCAAGAGACACCCGAGCACGAAGATCACGCCGGGCTTGATGGCATACCAGAGGGTATCCGGCTCCTCATCGAACAGCTTCACGTCCACATTCTGCCTGGTGCGGTAGGTTCTCATGCTTGCGGTCCCTCCTCGGCGAGGAAGCAGTTCACGCACCGCTTCACGCCATTCGAGCCAATATGCCCATTGCAGAACTCCTCCACTTCCTCATGACACACATCGCAGAACAGCACGAGCCCATCGACGAGGGAGAGTTGGGCCTCTTGCTGCGTATCGATCTCGAAGTCCTTGACCGTGGCCGTATGGTCACAAGTCGCGCAGAGCATCGTACTGTCATCGCCCCACTCGATATCGCCATCCTCAGAGTCATGCACTTCCGCCTTGCCATCGACATAGCAGGTGACTGTGGTCGTGCCTTCGATGCGAAAGTCCTCCAACTCGCCACAGGCTGGACATGTATAAATCTGGTCTTCTTTAACTGGTGTTTCCATGATGCCCTCCTAGTTCTTCCGTGGATACCGCGTCCGCCTCGGCGGATCGCATTTGTCGGCGCGTTCCTGCTTGATTGAGAGATAGATGCCCAGCAACCCGACGAGCACGCCCAGGCCCCACAGGAGCGCCGTACTGTACTGGGCGAGCCACATCAGGAGGCTCATAGCCCTGCCCTCCTTCAACACTGCACGTTATGGGTGAACGACAAAGGCGACACGGCTTCGGGTGTATACCCATGCCGCTCGATCGTCCGCCGACTCACCGTGGAGTACATCGGATGGTCCTCGCCCAACGCCTCCAAGATCGTCCACAGTTCAAACGGCTCCGCGCCCTCCTGCATCCCGTTGTAGATCGCCTTAATGGTGGGGTGGTTCATGCTGCCCTCCTGGTTGACTGCCTCACCTATACGCGGAGTGTACCCTACGTCCCGTATACCTGTCAAGCGAAAAAAATAGCTAACCACCTAGATAGGACCAGACCCACTTCACGGCATAGCCAATCCCGAGCCACGAATAGGCGCCCGCGAGGAGATGCCAGCGGAAGTACTCCCAGGGAATCATGTCGCCCCTCCTTTCGCAATCAGCGTGAGGAACTTCGCCATCGCGGGCGCAATGGGATGTACGCCCTGCTCCCAGCGGGCGACGGTCGTCGTCGTGACCCCCAACTGTTTGGCGAGGGCTTCCTGCGTGAGCTGCAAGGTGTGAATTCTGAGCTTCTGAAGTTGCTTCGCGGTCATTGTAGGCCCCCTTGCCCCGCATCCTGGGCGGCCAGGGTGGCGCGAGCTGTCAACGCCTGAATATATGATTCTGCTTCAGCCTTATGTAGGAATGTGCCAATCCAGCCCACAGAATATGGTTCCTTGATCGCTCCATGAACGTCATAGCCATTACCATCAGCAGCTTCAAAGATTTGAAACGATGTTGGATTGCACACTGGCAACGCCTCCACCAACTGCCGGAGCGTGGCGAGGTCATTATTCGCCAGTGCAAGGTTCATCGTACACACTGCGTGCATCTTACGGTACGTTTCAGCATCCCCCTCCACCTGCCGAAGCTGCGCCTGGAGGGTGGCGAGTTGGGCTTCTAGATCCTCACACTTTACTTGCCACCATGGGGTTGAGTGATCTGTACCGCACGTTGACAATCGCTTCACCTTCTCCCGCTCCGCATCGAGGGCCGCTTGGAGTTGAGCCTCTTTGGACTGTGGCGCTTCCTCACCATGCATAAACAAATCGCAACTGGGATCGTGTAAGTGCTTATAAAACATTGATCCACCGCAATGACACGTACAGTTATACCGTTCCATGCCCTCCGCCTTTCTGCTCAACCTTCGCGTAGCTTAGTGACAGCCGGTTCAGGTGGTGAGAATCTCGTCAATTTAGCTTGGAGCTTTTCAATGTGCCGATTCATCGCGCCTATCAACTCAGCGTCAGTTTCGACATCGTAGAAGACTTTCAAGAACTCAATATCAACCTTGGTCATCCCCGCCGCCTTTCGTGTCAGGTCACTTACGCTAAAATAATGTCGGTTTAGCAATGGCTCGCGTTAATGCCATGAGGCCGGTCTGCAAATCGGTTGCGCCTATCGCGATCCATCGACCGTCCAATTCTTTATTGGCTCGCAACTTTTCAACCAACGCACCCAACTCCACACCTTTCGCCTTCACCTCATTCATCAAGGCGATTTCATCCGCACTCAATTCACGATAGCCCTTAATCTCTCGGTGTTGATTTTCCATGACAACCTCCATTGTGATTATTGGAAACCCCATCACTCCCCCTCCTCGATCTGTGCGGCGCGGGCGTCGGCTTCGCGACGTTCCTTTACGACCCACCTCAACGACAATGCGGTGTTGTACGGTGTTGCCATAGGCATCGCCTCAACCAGTATGGCCGCTTCCTCCATACCCTCTAACTTACCCTCCGCCTTGGCGCGGCGCAGGGCGGCGTCGATTGCTAACGCGGCGTCAGCCGTAAGGCACTCATCCGCCCACTCATTTGCCAATCGCTGCCCTTCACTTTCAACCTCACCCATTCGGCACCTCCATCAGCGTCGTCCTTTCGTGATGGCCTCTCGTATACTATACGCGACGAGTAGTTGTCAAGCCCCAAGCTCCCGCTGCGCATCGCTCCAGGCGCGATTGAGGTGCTTCCATGTCACTCCGCGCACAATCGCCCATACTGAGTGCTGCGTGACTCCAAGCTCTCTCGCAAGTGCGCTTTGAGTCTCGCCAGCAGCGAATCTCTCGCGCACCAATAACACTTGTTTCTCTGTGAGTTTGGCTCCAGTCACTCTTATTCCTCGTACTTGCCTGCCCGATATAGCTCGCTGCTCAGAATTGGCCTTTGGTGTTCCCCATTCGAGATTCGTGAGATTATTATTCATAGGATCGTCATCACCATGGAGCGCCTGCATACCATCTGGGCATGGTCCTATAAAGGCGCGCAAGACAATCGTATGAACTGACGGATGATAGAGCTTCTTATCTTTCACAAGACCGACTTTCATGTACGGCAACCGATTGCGGCCCTTAGATCGAATGTGCGCTGTCATGAGTCGCCACTCAGCATCTAACTGACCTGCGCGCTTTCCGCGGCCAATCCGGCTCCATATCGATCCATCATCTCCGACGGCATACCCAGGAAACCCAACAACCTCCCGGTAGTTCGCGTCGCCACTGGGCCAAGCCAACGGATAGGCCGTTTTCGGTTCGTTCATGATGCCCTCCTAGAAAAAAGAGGGCGGCTCCCCATGGAGACCGCCCCTCGTGCCCGTTACGAGACGATCTTGATATCGTCTAGACTCTGATCCTCGAACCACGTCTTAATTGCGTCCATCGCCCGCTGCCTCCAGACGCCGCCATCGGCCTCCATCAGCATGCATTGGACGGCCTTCCCTTCATTGACCTGCCGCATCCGGAACAGGAAGTTCGAGGCGGGCTGATCGACCTCGCTGAACGTCCGGTACGGCGTCAAGGACACGATCGGCTTCACCGCCCGCTCCTCCTTGAACGCAATGCTCCGGCCGAAGGTCGCCCGCTGGGAGATCCCATCATCCTCGCTCACCGCGAGCGACTCGGACTTGACCGTGGAGCACAGCGCGAGCAGCTCTTTCTGCTCCGGTGTGGGGGAAAACAACGCATGGAGCCCAATAATAAACTGCTCCGTGGAGAGCCACTCGCCAAACTTGAACGCATCCACCGGCGGACGCAACGCCGTGAGGTAGGTCTGCCGCTTCGCCCAGATATCCGTGCCGAGATGAATCACGTCCACCTGCGCCTCGGACAGGACATGAATCGCCACGTCCATCTGCTTCACATTGCCGAGATCCGCCCGAATGAGATCGACCAAGCCCGTCAAGGAATGCACCTTCACCGGGCTCGCCATCGGCGTGGCGATCGGCTGGAGTGTGCCCGTGGCATACGGTCGCCCATGAACCTCGACCGTCTCCGGCCGTTTGAGCTTCAAGAGCTCCTGTACAAATTCTGCCAACATAATCGATCCTCCTTGGCACCGCTAAATGGTTAGCAATCAGTTCGTAATGGCCATGGGCTTGGACGGCTCGAATAAGCCCGCCTGCTCCGTGTTGGGCTGATAGCCCTGCACCGCGAGCCCTTCCCCGGCCAGCATGATCGTGGAGACCACCGGCGAGACCGGGACGATCGTCGATTTGGCCGTGACCGAGATCATGCCGCTCGACCGATCCTTGAGCGGCGCCACGGTGAACGTCAGCGTAATCGTCCGCTTCTTGTCGGCGTCCGTGCTCGGATCTTTGATATTCGAGAGCACTTTCTGCAGTTGATCGGCAAACAGCTCCTCGGCGGCACCATGACACACATTCGCTAAAGTCACCTTGTCGTACATACGGACTCCTTTGGTTAATGAATGAACTGACTCTCCCCCTACGCACATTCGAGTCCCTGTTCGACGGCCGGCGCCGGAGGGCAGCCAACGCCAGCCGTCTCGATGGGTGAGGCGTCGCGCTGATCCAGGGAGGTCGGCTGGACCCCGCGACAGCTCACCCCAGGGGCCTACCCGCGCCCGGTGGGGGCATCTCCACCGGAGACGGATAGGATGATGGCCTTCACATCCTCCAGACTCGTCACGACGGCGGAGATCGCGCCGGAACGATGCCACTTCAACAACTCGGTCTTTTGCAAGATCGTGGTTTTCTTCCCGGGCTGCTTCACCTCAAAGGCGAGGGTACGCCCGTTCAGGCACCCCTGCACATCCGGCCAGCCCTTCGAAAAGGGACTGCTGTGCTTCCCCCGCGCATAGCACTGGGGGAGACTGTTGAGGTACGTCAGAATGTTCGCCTTGATCGTCTTTTCGAGTGGCATGGAGATACTCCTTCAGTTGAGTTTTCGCGGCCACAAAGCCCGGTCGGTCGAGTCGCTGATACAGCGCGTCCAGATTCAAGAGCCGAAGACACACTTCTTCGAGGACCGGCTGCTCGAACTCGCCATAGGTGAGGCGGGCCAGGTCCTTCCACTCCTCACGCCAGTCCAGCGTGGCCACCTCTTTGACCGCACCCCAGCCACTCATGCGGCACCGCCTGAGAGGACCACGGCGACCGGCGAGGCGGCATCGGCGAGGTAGAGACTTTCTTTCGCTCTGGTCATCCCGACGTAGAACATCCGCACAATGCTGTCCCGTCGCACCCCTGGCGAGCACCACTCTTCGAAGCCTGCCCGAGACAGATCGGGAAAGAGAATCACGACGTCGCACTCCCCTCCCTTCACCGAATGGATGGTACCGATCACGGTCTGTGGCTCCTTCGTCAGCGCCTCCACCCCACAGGCTTCGACAATCGAGCAGGCATAGGCAATCGGGCGCTGGGCGCTCTTGAGGAGATGGGCTTGGTACCAGGCGAGATCTCCGGCGATCGTCGCCTGTGGAGCCTGGACGTCCACAATCCAGGCCTCCAGGTCAGAGGTCTCCACCGGTTGCGAACTGGTGAGCTCGTCCTCCGCCTTGCGCCGCATGGCCGTCTTCGCGCCATGGGCAAAGATGCGTTCTGACTCAATCACGCCTGCCCAGTCCCACAGGTCTCGATAGGTCCACCAGCCCTCATTTCTGGACGGGCGGAGGTAGGCGAGCACCCGTTGCGCGGCGGAGACGCTATCCTTCTTGCCGAGGAGCGGATTCCAATCACCCCGACTACGACGCCACGGGTTATGGAAGGGAATCCCCCAAGCTCGGAGCTGATGCTTGATCGGATCGACCATGTAGCTACAGGAGGCGAGGAGGGCCACAGTCTTCTTGTCCTTCAACCAGCCGGCCAGCGGGTCACGGAGGGAGGCGAGATATTTGTAGGTCACTGGGAGGCGATCCACGGTGCCCTCGAAGTCCCGCGGGCGATACACTTTCGGCTGCCGCAGCGCGAGCTGCTCCACCCAGGAGCAAGCCAAGGCATGGACGGCACGAGGGACACGGTAGGATTGCTCCAGGACACGGACTTGTTCCGGGGGCAGCGCGGGAGTCAGGAAGGCCTGGGGATCGGCGCCCTTGAAGGCATAGAGGGTCTGGTCATCGTCTGCGGCGAGGAAAAACTCATCACAGCTCTCGCCCCATTGCCGAGCCAACGCCAATTCGAGCGGGCTAAAGTCCTGGGCTTCGTCCAAGAACAGCACCCGAGCCCCACGCGGGATGGGCACCTGATCGAAGTAACAGATCTCAATGAGGTCGGTGAAGTCCAGGAGATCCTGACTCTGCTTGAACGCCGTCCAGTCCTCATGGAACGACTGGAGACTGAGCGGCCACCCTTCCCGATCCGTGAGGAGTCCACGGTGCAAGTTGAGCCTCTGCAGGAGCTCGTCGCCTTGCTGCAGGGCGGATTGATCCTGATCCTTGTAGGGGTCGTCGAGGTCGAGGGCCTTAAACCCATCCGCGAAGGGCCTGGTGGGGTACTGCCGGTTCCACTCCTCCAGGGCAGGCTTATTGACCAGCTTCGGCCGATCGAGTGCCCGGAAGGCATGGGCATGGAGGGTGCCGATCTGCTGGTCGTCGACCGGAAGGTGCTGACTCACGACTTGCCGGGCGGCGGTCTTGGTGAAGCTCGCAATCAGGATTGACTCCGAGCCGTACTCCTTACACTTCTCGATCACGAGCCGCTTAATGGTCGTGGTCTTCCCGCAGCCGGGAGGCCCAAATATTCTGACCTCGCGAGATGCAACTAGCGTACCAGAGTTATGCACAGCACAACCTGTTGATTGATTTAACATTGGCTCAAATCCACCAGGTTAAAATGTTGTTTGGTGACGACAAATGACGACGCAGAAAGTGGCATTTCATTGGCCTTTTCGAGTTGGTGACGACAGGTGCCGACAGAGGTTTCGGTAGTAATTTCATCAACTTAGATGCGTTTGTCGTCACGTCAGCTCGAAAAAAAGCATTTTCCAGGGCCCAAATTTTAGCCCTATATATAGGGATATTCAGATGAGCCGACGACAAGGGGGTCATTGCGGTAACCCCCAGACCCGTTGGGTCTTCACTTTATGCTTCTGTTTGGCTGGTCTGTAGTCGATCCGGTCGGCCTGGGCGCCGAGCTTCCGGAGGTGCACGGCGAGCTCCTTGGTACTGATCCGTTCATGGCATCGGCCCATCACAAACCGATGAAAGCCCTCCAGGGTGATATGTGGTTTGCCGTTATGGAGGAAGGGCATGCCATCGAGCATGGCCTTTTCCGCGTTCTCCGTGGCAGCCAGGCCGTCAGAGAGGTACATTTGGAGCCACCCCTCCACCGCGCCACGGTCGAAGGCCTCGGGGCCTGGGTCGACCGTCTCGACGATATTGAGGAGGCGCTGCACGGAGCGGTTCCAGGTCTCGGCCTTCTGGGGGTCGGGGAAGATGTTCGCCATGTCGGCGAGGAGGTTCCGAAACTTCGTCTGTGAGGTGAACATATCGATCGTGCCCACCTTGATCGTGCGCCCGTCGAGCTCAATCTCGTACCGGTTCGGTTCCCCGAGGTACTTCACAATCTTCGAGAGCTTGTGATCGCCACGGGAGAACCAGAGGCTATTGATGATGGCGAGGAGGTCTCCCTTGTCGTGGGCGATCTCGTCGGGGATATCCTTCCCCTCCTTGATCTCTTCGACGATGCGCTGCCGCTCGTCGATCACCTTGTCACGCGCCGCCCGGTTGAGCGTGCGGCGGTAGTAGTCTTCCCGTAACTTCAAGTCTTCCTTGTACTTCCGGCGATGGGCAATCAGGAGGTTCACCGTCTCGTGTCCCGTCCAGCCGGCCAAGAGCGCCCGCGTGGCCAAGGACATATCGTAGGAGCTGGCCGATTGGTCAGGCATATCGGGCCGGGCATGGAGCCAGGACTTCCGAAAGATCGTGTCCGCTTCACAGAGCAGCATGAAGCGATCGGCCGGCGGCTCCGCCTGGGGTGAGAGCGTGAACTCCCAGCTCATATCCGGCATGGCCTCTTTGGGCGCATGTGCGTCCGCGATGAGGTATTGATCGAAGTCGGACGGTTGATAGCGACGGTCGAGGTTGAGGTCGAGGAGTTCCACGCGGCGCGGGACGGATTTCCGGTTCCAGGTCCCGGGGAGCCGCATCACCCGGGGCAAGTCGCCGACCTGGTCGGCATCCCATCCCTTCGCGTGGGCTTTCGCCCGGAGCGTATTGTTCCAGCCCTTCGTGAGGGCCTCCGCCTGGGCCCGCTCGGCTTCAGATTCGAGCGTCCAGGCCTCTTCGAACAACCACCAGGCCTGCAGCCCTCGCCCGCTATGGACGAGGACCGTCGGCTCCGGGCCAAGGCTTAGCACGAGGTCCTTGGCCGCTTCTTGGTTGGGGGGGAGGTTCGGTTTCTTGTGCTCCGTCCCATAGTCGATATCGAGCCAGACACCAGGGATACTCACGATATCGCCGAGACTCCCGCGCATGGTCGGCCCGAAGTTCTGCGAGCGGAGCCCGCAGCCGACATACACGTTTTCACGCTGGGCCCAGGCTTCCACCATGGCGATCGTCTCATCCGTGACGGTTTGCACGAACTCGGAATGTTTGGAGGGCGCCCCCCACAGCAGCAACCAGGAGGGGGAGACCTCCGGGAAGACTGCCGTGAGGAACGACCGGATCGGGCTACTCTCCGGCATCGCCTGCGAGATCTTCCGCTTCGAGGGTGGTCTGGCCGAAATACGGCTTCCACAACTCTTGAATGTCGATCATGCGGGCCATCTCCTCGGTGTTGAGGGGCCGCAGCATGGTGATCTCGACCTGGTTGTATTTCGTGCCCTCCGAGTTTTGGGTCTGCTTGAGGGCGAAGCGCATCACGACCAGCTTGGGAGAGAGGTCTTGCTGGGTGAAGCGCATGAAGAACTTGTCCGTCTCCTTCAGGCTCCCTGGTGGGATCGTGAGCAGCAAAGGGATCACGTCCTGTGGCCGAAGAATGAACATCATGCGGCCTTGCCGGCAGGCCTGCCCCTTCGCGGGCTTCCCGTTCCCCTTCACCGCCGTGCCAAACTCGGCCAGCGGACACTTGCGGCACGGGCCGCCCGGAGTGCCGATCCCCATGATGGAATCGGACGAGGTGCAGCTCGGTGGCACCGCCGGGCCGACGCCGACCGGGTCCGGCCAGTAGGAGCGCGACTTGACCATGTGGAGAATGACCGCGTCGATGAATTCTTGCGGCTTGTTGCCCATCAGGGTCGGCACCGACCAGACGGACGACTCGGCGCTCGGCACCTTGATCCGGTCCAGGCTGAACACGGTCATGCCGGAGCCGGAGACCGCCTCCTTGACGATCTCTTGGATCTGCTGGATCGGCTTCGCCAGCGAGCGATACTCCGAGGCGATGATCTCCGTCGACGCCTTGGGCGCCTCGGCGACCGCCTTCGTGCCGAGATCGAGCACCGCCACGTCATTCCCCTTGATCGACACCGTCTCCGTTGATTGCTTTCCCATGAGAACCTCCTTGTGAATATGCAGCCGCCGCCACGTTAGCCGGCATTGCTTCCGGTTCAGGCGGAGTCGAACCGCCGCGGCCATCGTTGCTAATCGGTTAGTTACCCTTTACGCGCGCGAATTTTGAACACTTCCGACACATGGACGTAGGGCTGGAGCTTCTCGGGCAGCTTCGGAATCAGCTCCTCCGGCGGGAGCGGCGTGTCACTGACCGACTCCTCGATCTCCCGGATATAGGCGGAGAACGTCTGCGCGTTGACCCCTTCCTTGACCATGTCGCCGTGATCGAGCTCCTTCAGGGCCTCACACAGTCCATGCGTGTTGCCGTCCTTGGCGGAGCCCCAGATCTTCCGCTCCACATAGACCGTGCCTCCGCCTGCGAGCTTGATGCTTTGTGTGCCGGAGTCCCGCATGCGCGGGAGCAGCTCCGACTCGACCTTGGCGGCACTCTCGCCAGAGGCTTCACCCAGCTTTTCGAATACCTTCCGGGCCTTATCAATCACCGTGAAGAGTCGTGCGAGCGTCTCCGTCTTCAGCAGTCCCAGGGCTGGATCAAACCAGTCCATGCCGAACTTCTGGAGCGCCTCGCCGAGCTGAATCACGTTCATGGTGTCGATCGCGGCGGCGCGCTCCTTCAAAATCTTCGCTTGCCCCTCCTGCTCCGCCAGGGCCTGATCTGTTAAGTCTGTCGCAATCTTCTCTGCGGTTGTCATGATGCCCTCCTTCTAATAGTGACCGCCCTTAGTGCCAGTATGCGAGTGGATCGCTCGCCGTCCCTTCGAGGTAATGCGCGTCGACTTTTGCGTCGAGACTCTTAATCCAGCCCTCAATCTTCTCACGCTCCTCCATGAGGGTGCTCAGGACCTTGGTCCGATAGATCGCCTTGGCCTTCCCCACCAGCACGCCGAACTCTTCGAGTTCGTCACCCCATCGGGCCAAGATGTAATGGGTGTTCTTGCCATACTCCGATCCTTCACGCAGCACGAGCAGCGGATCTTTATAGTCCGCATTCCTCGGGTGCCAAACCTGTAACGTGCAGTCCGATCGGCCCTCCACGAGCTTGGAGACGTGCGCGGCCACTTGGAGCACCCGCAACGGGATGGCCTGATCGCCATACGTTCCTAGCGAGGTCTTGGCCGGCAGCACGCGCTCATACACCCATTTCTCCTGTGCCGTCATTTTCCGATACGGGAAGGCGCTGGGTGATTCCCCGTCGTCCTTCGGCGCATAGAGCCTGGCTTGCCCTTCGAGCCCGAGTTGCTCGACGAGTGCCTTGGCCTCCTCGTTCTGCTCCACGGTCGCGGCCGCGACTTCCTCCACTTCATACGTTTCAACTACCATGATGCCCTCCTTACACTGCTGCCGGTTGGGGGTGAGACGTGTGCACGTCGGCAGCGGCCCGCGCGCGCGTCGTTTTCAAAATGCTCTCCACTACCTCTTCACGATTTTCGAGCGCCCGATACACTTCCGTATCCTTGGTGTTCTCCGCGACGAGATGGATGAACTTCACGGGGCGCGTCTGTCCTGGCCGATCGGTCCGCTTCCGAGCCTGCAGGTAGTCGCCGAGAGAGTACCCCAGCGAATAGAACACTTGGTAGCACGCCCGGATCATCTCGACGCCGACACCACCTGACTGCATCTGCACCGCGAGCAGGGGGGCCTGTCCGTCCTGCCATTCCTTCAGTTGATTGATGCGCCCGGAGAGCTCCAGCACCTTTCGCCCGAGCGATTGCCCGATCGCATGGATCGTATCGAGGTCCGGGTGAAAGCGGCAGAAGATCGCGACCGGCTCATCCTCTTTCAGGTCCGTCAGGATATCGAGGAGCAGCTCCGACTTGGCGGTATCGATCTCCTGAATGTGGGCCTTCTGCCGGGTCAATTCATCGGACTTATCCATCGTGATAAAGCCCGACGTAATCTGTTGGAGCCGGAGGAGCTTGGTCAGCGCATTCGTGACGGTCACCATCCCGGCGCCGACCTCCGCCACAAATTCCTTGTCGATACTGTCGTAGACGGCGCGGGCCGAGACGCTCAACTTGCAGGTCCGAACGATATCCACGGTCGGCGGGAGGTCCTGCACGTCCTTGGCCATCACGCGAAACGCGACCTGATAAAACTTCTCGTGGAGCTCCCCCTGATTCTGGTAGCCCTTCACCTCATGGTTGCCGTACCCGCCCATCACGGCGTACCGCGCACGGAAGTTCACGAAGCTGGTCCCGAAAATCCCCTTGTCGAGAAACCTATACTGCGCGTAGACGTCGAGCGGGCTGTGGGGCATGGGCGTGCCGGTCAAGCAGATGCGTGAGGGGACGGTATCGCCGAGCCGACTGCAGAACTTCGAGGACTTCCCGCTCGGCGACTTGATCCGGTGGCTTTCATCGAGCACCACGCAATCCCACTTGTGGGCTAACAGGAAGTCGTCCATCGGCTCACGCCACGCGGCTTCGTAGTTCAGCACGACGACGGCGGGACGGAGCCGCGTCCGAGCCAAGGCCAGGTCGCGACGAATGCGCTCCACCCGGTTCGCCACGCTGCCCTCCAGGCCGGTAATGAGCTCGTAGTGCCGCACCGCATGCTTCTCGAACTCTTTGGGCCACACGGCCACCACGGACTTGGGGCAGAGAATCAGCGTCGCCCAATGCTCGCGGTTCTGAATGAGATCGATGGCGATGCGGCTCTTGCCGGTATTGCCAACCACAATGCCATTAGCCACATAATCGTGGCGGTCAGACTCGACCGTAAAATCAAAGACCTCATCGATGCCATCAGGTACGCATGACACGACTGCCGAGGTCGTTTGCGGAAGCCGAACATAGCCCGGCCGACTTGCAATGCGAGCGCGGCGCGTCATGCCAGGTTGGAAGCGTCCCATTTCGTCACGGTCTCGGCGATCTGCATGGTGCGCGGCATGGTCAGTCTGGGAGGTATGCAGCGCAAGATTGTCCATGACATTGACGGCCTTCCCTGCTGGACCATGATGCACAACCTCATGCGCCTCCAGCGTTCGCCCAATCGCCGCCTCCATGACCAGGCGATGCTCGTACTTGAACGATCCATCGGTTTGGCGAATTCGAACATAGCCGTCCTTATCGACTAATCGCCCGCCCGATGTTTCAGCTTGCACAATCACTGCATCTCCGACGCGAAGATTCTGCGCCTTCACCTTCCCGCCAGGCGTCACAATGTCATGGTCGGCCGTGCAGCGTAGAGAGGCGCCGTTACTCAGCGTGAGGCGAACAACTGGCTTGAATCCGTTATTGAACGCGGCAAGGACTTTTGTTCGTCCGAGCCTTCCATCGTCACCGATACGGCCACGCATATAGGTGTCGATGTCGGGGTTCCATCGTTCCCTCGCGTTCCCCTGCCCGGTGAGTCTCTGAAATAGACGACGAGCAGTTACCTGGGTCCCGAGCCCACCACGATTGACGTGGAGGATTGAATCGCCAGAGATACAGCCCATGTCGAAGGCGATCATGGCGCCCGGGAGGTTCTTGGAGAACCAGAAGCATTGCTTTTGATGGTGCCAGGCCGGCACCTTCTGCACGGGAATGTCGGGCAGGGTCTCGGCGGTCTTGTACTTGGCGCTGTCGGCGATCGCCTGCGACTCCAGGAGGAGCTTTTCGGCAATGTCCGACCATTTTGACTTGTCGGGCGGAAACTGCTCGGCGATGGCCTTCGCGGCGAACGGGGTGAACGGGTAGCGCCAGGCCCGGAGCTCCTTGTCCCAGCGCGCGCCGGGGATCGCCTTGCACTTGTCCTTATGCACGAAGTCAGTCGCCACGGCCAGGCCGCGGTCCTCGTCGTGAAAGACATGCGTCTTCCTCATCGGACAGCCTCCTCGGGTTGTGCATGGCGCTGGATCGCCTCCTGAATCTCTCCGGCATGCTTAGCACACAAGGCAAGGTAGGCCTGGGGATACTGCGCGTAAATGGTTTCCATAAGATCCACCCAGCCTTGGTGGTCGAGATGCTGGGAGACGGTGCGGTACGGGACTTCAGAATCGAGATGTTTGGCGAGAATGCGAAAGGCGACGAGATCGTAATACGATGGACGTTCCATGATGCCCTCCTGGAACCAGCTACACGGTTAGTTAGAGAATGCGCCGAAGATAGCCCCGGTCAATCAGCTCCAGCACCCATCTGCCTTTGAGGTACTGGTTCCAAAATCGTTGCCGGTCGATCTCGATCGCGACGCACACCATCAGCACAATGACGGCGCCGACGAGGAACATCTGAAAGAGCACGGTTCCGACGTTCATCGCGCCTCCTCATGTGCTTTTAAGAGGCGGAACGCTTTTTCTCCGGCGGCCGAGAGGGTCCTCCCCTCTTTCCGGCAGTATTCCCGGACCCACTTCTCCGTCTCAGGATAGAGCCGGAACATCATGGGCATGGCGTTCAGATGCGTCGTGGTGGTAATGCGCCGTTGACGCTTATTGCTGGTATTTCGTGTCTGTTTGGGTCGCTTGGTAGGTTGCATATGTTGTGTATACGTGTTTACAGGAGACTTGTCAAGAGGGCTGCAGTATTTTGTAAAAATATATTTACAGAATACAGGGACTAGGGTACTATCTAGGGCATGATTGTGGGGATGATGGCGGGCGGACAGACGGAGGCCGATGTGCTTGCTGCCTACCCAGAGCTACTCCCGACGGACGTGTCGGCCGCGCTCGCCTATGATCAAAGGAGGCACCCATGAAAACGATGCTGCTAGCGTTGGTGTTGGGCCTGTATGGGACGGCATTCGCGGGGACTGAACTGACGACGGTGATCCCCTTCGATGCCCCGTTTCAGCCGGAATACTACCTCTATAATCAAACGACGGGGATTATCTCGGAGATGGAGGGAGGCGTGTGGACCGGGCAAGCTCGCGTTCTGCCACCTCCAGGGCAACGCAACCCCGCGACGATGCCGTTCATCCCGCCGAGTCGGCCACGCGCGGAGAATTACTGGAGCTCTCCCGATATGGCGATCGATCTCAATCAGCAGCTAGACCGAGACTTGAATCGGATGCTGGGACTTCCGGATTGAGGAAGGACGGCACGTCCGCCTCTTCTTTCGACAGCCAGCCTTTCGACGCGAGTTTGCGGAGGAGCTTCGATCGCTCCCAGTCTGGCAAGACCTGTGTGAGTTTCTCTTTATAGTAGGTCTCTGCCCGTTTCAGAATCTTCCGATCGGCGGCGTCGAGTGTGGCCAAGAGTTGATCGCGTTCCACACGGCTCATGCCGTACAGCGGCGCCAGAGCCCGCACGCTGGCCTCCATCCCCTTCTTCGTGCCACCCAACTCGACATACTTCTCGCGCCAGTAGGCTTCGGCGCTCGCGTCCTTCTGCTGGATCGCGCGCGAGACATTGCGGAGGGCCTCGCTGCGTGGTGAGCGGAAGCGGATCCCGCGTTCCTTGCCGATCTTCTCCAGAAATCGCGACTCGATCCCCGACCAGTCGGTATAGGCCGCGGAGCCGGGGTCTTGCCGCTGGATCACGAGGCCGGCGAAGTCGTCCGGCTGTTGGGGCTTCCCTTTGAGCTTGCCGTACTCCTTGCTGAGCGTGAGCTGTTGCGCCAGGTATTCACCACGGTCTTGAATCGGACGAGGATGAAAGATATCAGGATAGGTCGACTCGCGAGCAATCAGCTCGGCCGGTGTCTTCACCAGCGGCGTCACGCCCTGCACGAGTTTATTGACCGGCGCTTTCGCCATCTGCTTGAGGGCTTCCGGCACGGTCATCTTTCCATTGAGCACATCGCGGGTGACGGCGGGCGCCACATCGAGGCCAAACCAGGAGAGCAAGTCGCCCATCGCGCCGATCCCGGACAGATACCGAATCTTCCCGTCGTCGCTCCGCCCAAACAGAATATGCGGGCGGTTGCGCGTCGCCTCGTCCAGCTCATCCTCGTCGTCCGGGAACATGAGATAGTTCCAGGCCTGGAGTGCCGCCCACATCGCGGAGAAGCGCAGGAGCCACTTGGTAGCCTTGAGTGTGCCGGCGAAGGCGCCCACCCCGATCAATCGCGAGGCTTTCCCTGGGCTAATATCTTTGAAGGCGTTCTTGATCATCTGCTTGTAGCGGCGGAAATTGACCTCGACCCAAGAGAAGAAGGGATACCAGTAGTTACGGAGGTTTTGGCCGATCGCGCTCACTCGGTCGTAGGCGCCGAGGAGTTCATTGGAGAGCTTAAAGGCCCGATCGCGGAGATCCGGCAAGGCCATGACGTTCTCGCGGATGGAGGCGCCGAAGTTGTTCGGGCGCTGGTTCGCATTCCCGCGCATCTGCTCCAGGTAATTGAGATAGTTCGCATAGCGGAGCATGGCCTCCCGGTAGTCCGTGGCGAGTCGGGCATTCTTCCAATAGCCATTGAAGATCCTGGCCGGAATACTTAAGAGGCCGCCTTTCTGTTCCCGCTCGAGGGAGTCCCGGAAGAGTTTCAGCTCGTTCAAGTCCCCCATCTCCTGCACTTGGAGCGTAGTCTGGAATCCGCCACGGTCGAACCATTCTTTTACTTCCCCGGTCAGCGGCGCCTCCTTGCCGAAGAACACCGGCCACAGGTCATGCATGGCCTTGGGAAGGGTCTTCATGGCCGACGGATTGCCGGCAAAGACCGCGTCGGCGTCGCCGGTCAAGTTCCGAAGGTTGTAGCGGAGGAACCGCCGAGGGGCGAGGAGCATCACCTGTTTCCAATGCCCTTGCACCTGGCGAATGGTCCGCTGCCAGATCGGCGGGATCGGCTGCGCCATGGCCTTGAGCGTGTGGTACACCTCGTCCGGAATCACATACTGCTCTTTCGGGCTGCCCATCGCCATGACGGCGCGGAGCTGCTCGGCGGAGATATTCAGCGAGGGCACGAGGGCCTCGGTGAGTTGCCGCGCGAGCCGATGCGGGATGGTCTCCGCCATAAAGAACACGTTCCCGGGCTCCGGCTGCCACACTTGGTAGCCTTCGGGGATCCGGTCCTCCCAGGTCTGGAAGTCCTTCCCCAAAAACTCCTTGATCCACTGCCGGCGTTCACTCATCGCCTTGAAGGCCATGAGGGCGCCGCCTTGGGCCGGGTGTCCCTCCTGCTCGGCGTACTCCTTGAGTTGATCGAACGAGAGAATGGCCTGTTTATTCAAGCCGAGGGCTTCACGGACCTTCGACATGCCCATGCCGATGCGCTTCTTGAAGTCGGCCCACTTCTCTTCGAGCTGGAGGTTCCCGGCAATGCGCTTCTCCACTTCCAGCGTGTTCGCCTGCTTCGCGGCCTTCTTCAGGTCGCTCGCAATGTTGTGCTCTTTGTCGACGAGGCGGATCGTCTTCGCCACAGCAATGTCATGCTCCATCTGGGCCATGACTTCGAAATCGGCCTGTAAATAGTTCGCGTTGATATCCTTCTCGGAGCCGTGGCGCTGCCGGTTAAAGCCGCGCCCGGTCGGGCTTTTCAATTCCTTCCCGGCGCCGGCCGGATGCTGCCGCCGCTCGTTCGCATACTCCAAGACTTGATGCCGGAAATAGTCCTCCTTGCTCAGCCGATCGGCCAGCTTGTCGAGCCCGATCGAGCGCATCGCCACCTGGTAGCGATTCTTCACGCCACGCCAGGCCGCTTTGCGCTGGTCGACGGCGTCGGCAATGTCGGGGTTCTGGGCCAGGAGCGCGTCCACCTTGTCCCGTTCCTGCTCCACACTGTCCTTCGTGAGGCCGAACGGGAGCGACCGACCCTCTTCCGCTTCGCGCATAAGATCATCAAGCAGAACTTTGCGGGTGAACACATCCATTTTGTTGGGCCCGAAGTCTCCGATGATGCTCTTGAGTTGGCGAATCGTCCGGTCGGCCGCAATCCCCTTCATCTTCTGGAGGGTGAGGAGCGAGGTACGGAGCTGGCTGTACTCGGGCACGTCGGGCAGTTCTGGAAACTCCCGGGTCTGCTTGCGGATTTCGTTGATGCCGTCCTTGACGCGCTGCACGAAGGTCTCCGGCTTCACGCCTTGCTTGGCGAGCTGGAATCGTTTCTCGCTGGCCGGATCGGCGAACGTCACCGGACCAGTGGCGCCGACCACCACATCAGCGGGCTTCTTCTTGAGAGCTGGCACGAGCGAGCCGAGCGGGATGCTGCCGCGCTGACTCTTCAGAATATCGATCGGGCTCTCAGGTTTCGCGGGTTCGTCTGGTGCGGCGACCACACCCTCGTCCTTATTGGTGAGGTCGAGGGCTTTGTCGATCTGCGCCAGTCGAGCCTGGAGCGAGGCGATCTTATCCTCGTGTTCGTAGGGGACATTCATCTGGTCCTGCACTTCGGCGGCGCGCTTGCCGGACTGGGCAATCTTGTCCTGTGCGAGCTTGATGCGCTTCGGAATACTCTCCAGTACGTTCCCGATGCGGGTCACGAGGCCGGCCGGCGAGACGTCGGGCGGGAAGGTGGAGGAGTCGAGCCCGGCGATGCTCACGAGCGAATCATTATCGAGAAACATTTTGACGGTCATCGGATAGCCGCGATAGTGGCCGACCTGGAAGATGCCGGTCTCCGTGCGCTTGGGATGGTCCTGAATGTAGTCCTCGATCACCTTCAGGATGGCTTTCCCGGCCGCCTCTGGCTCGTCGAAGGTCTTCTTGTCGACCACCATGGAGAACGGCTCGGCCGGGTGCTTCTCGAGCGTGGCCATGTCCTTCTCGAGCGCCTTAATGAGCCCCTCCTGAAAGGTGATCTCCTTGGGGATCGCCTGCAGGTCAAATTTCATGCGGAGCTTCGAGTCGTGGAACTGCGCCTTGAGCAGGGTCAGCTTCTTGAGTTCGGTGTCGACCTTCACTCGCTCGAGGATCATGGGATTGCCGGAGGCGATGGCCTTCATCTCGGCGTAGGAGAGCACGTTCGTATCCACATCCTGGATCGTCCTGATGTTGGGGTCGCCCTTCATAATCTGGGTGATCGTCTTCGCCTTCGATTCCAGGGTCTGCCACATATAAACGTCGAAGGAGGGCGCCTCCGTCGCATAGTTGTGGACTTCGAACTGGAACCCCTCGGGATCCTCCTGATACAGCTTATTCCCCTGCCGGATACCGCGCCCGTTGCGCTGCTCGATATCGCGCGGCCGCCACGGCGCATCCAGGTTATGCAGGGCCACCATGCGCTCTTGGACGTTCGTTCCGGCGCCCATCTTCTCCGTGGAGCCGATCAGCACGCGCACCGCGCCTGAATTCACGGCGGCAAACAGTTTGCTTTTCTTGGTGTCCGTATCGGCGTCGTGGATAAAGGCAATCTCCTTCTCGGGGATGCCCTTCTTGATCAGCTTCTTCTTGATCTCCGAGTACACACTCCCCCGTAGACTCGCCTCGTCGCCTACCTCCACTTCCTCGTCAGTCGGCGCGGCCTCACTGTCCGTCTCCTTGGGCGCGGTCTCCGCCTTCGGCGTAGAAAGATCCAGGAAAATTAACTGTGTGCCCTTCACGTTCGCCGTCCGCTTGTAGATCTCCGAGACGTTATTGACCATGCCGACGATCTTCCCGCTCTTGTCCTCTGGCGCACCAGGCACGCGGAGCCGGATATCGAGGGCGGCGTTGCGGCCGTCGCCCGTGATCTTGAGCATGTTGTCTTGGCGCGGGTCGGCGTTCTTCAGGTTCTTCGCGCGTTCGATGAGCCCCTTGGTGTATTCGATCAGGGCCGGGCTCGGTTTATAGGTGTTATTGATCGGCTTCCCAGTCTTGAGCTTCGGCACAGGCAGCTTCAAGTCGTCCTGCGACTTCACATCCATCACTTGGCGGAATTGCTGGGTGAGCTCCGGGACGTTGACGAACTCGGCGAAGCGCGAGCGCGGCCGGTAGCCGCTGCCGTCGGGTGCCAACTCCATCGAGGTCACGGTGTTGCCGTACTGCCTGGCCCAGGCGTCGAAATGCTGCAAGCCGGATTCGTCCAGGAGTTGCGGCTGCAGATACCGCTGCATGGTGAACACTTCAGCCATGCTGTTGCTGACCGGCGTCCCTGTGGCGAAGATCACCCCGCGCTGATTGGTCAGCTTGTTGAGGTACTGCGTCTTCAGGAACATATCGTAGGAGCGTTGGCTCTCCGTGTTGGGCAAGCCCGCCACACGGGTCATGCGCGTGGGGAACCAGAGGTTTTTGAACAGGTCGGCCTCGTCGACCAGGAGCATGTCCACCCCGGTCTCCTCGAAGTTCACGCCATGGTCGGCCTTCTCGGCGACGGCGGCCTGCCGCGCTTTCAGCTTGGCCTCGAGTCGCTGCTTCGCCTTCTCCAGTTCCTTCGTCAGGTTGCGATTGGCCTGCTTGCCGCCCCGCTCCGCCTTCAACTCATGGAGGTAATCATCCAAGATGGCGATTTGCTCCTCCGCGAAGGCCTGGAACCGCTCCAGACTCACCGGCAGCCGGCTCATCTGACTGTGGGAGATCAGGACCGCGTCCCAGTCGCCGGTCGCAATCCGACCGGAGAGGATCCGGCGATTCTCCTTCTTGAAGTCGTCCTTGGTCGTGGTCAGTACCTTGGCCGCGGGGTAGAGCGTGAGGATGGAATCACGCCACTGTTCCACCAGATGGTTCGGCACCACAAACATGGGCTTGTTGGCCATGCGGAGGCGGCGGGCCTCCATGGCAATGCCGATCATTTCGAAGGTCTTCCCGGCGCCGACGACATGGGCGAGCAGGGTATTGCCAGACTGCAGGGCGCGCCAAATGACATCCTTTTGGTGCTTCTGGAGTGTGATGGCCGGATTCTGCCCGGGCAGACTCAAGTGGTCGCCGTTATAGTCGCGCAAGCGCACGGAGTTGAATTCATCGTTATAGAGGCGGGCGAGCACTTTCGCGCGGATGGGGTCTTTCCACATCCACGATCGAAACTCCTCTTGCATCTTCGACTGCTTTTCCCGGGCGGCGAGCGTTTCCTTTTCGTTCACCACCAGCTTATCGTCCGAGGTCTTATCCTTGACCGTCGGGAGTTTCGAGTGGAGTGAGTCCTCGAGGATCGCCATGCCGCTGTAGCGCGACGTGCCCCAGACCGTATCATTCTTGGCATTCCCAGGGTAGACCCTGGCGTTGACCGCAAAGGCGCCGACCTGGGCGTTGTATTTGACGGCGCTCCCGCTCACATCAAACAGATGGTCGATAAACTCCTCGTACACTCCGGTCGGGATCCAGCCATGGCCGATCTTGACGTCGATCTGCGAGGGCTGCAGGTCTTCCGGAATCACGGTCTTCAGAGCCTCGACGTGCTCCTTGTATGTGGGGTCGAGCTTCGCGGCGGCCTCCGCTTCTTTCAGTTTCTTCCGCACGTTGCCGGAGAGATAGGCGTCGGCCGGCTCCCAGCCGCCAGACGGGTTCTTATAGACCACCCCTTTCAGGGCTTTTTGCAACTCTTCTTCTGTCGAACCGGTTAGCTCGCTCATGCGCTGCCAGTCGAGCCCGCCCGTCTCGTTCATGCTCGTGAGCATGGCGTCTTTCGGCGACTCGGCCCGCTCCGGGCGTGGCTTAAATTCAATGACGCGCTTCTTGAAGATATCGGCCTTCTGCGCGGTGTTGGTCTTCGGGTCGTACTTCCGCTCAAGGGCTTGGAGTGTGGGATAGTCCGGATCTTCCCGGAAGAGGGCCTTGTTGAGCCGACCACTGACCGGGCCGAATTTCTTGACGAAGCGATCGTAGAGGTGATTGAGATCCTCTCGAACCTTCTTCATGAAGGCGTCACTGTTCTCGGCGAGTTGCGACTTAAACACCACACGGGTCTGTTCTCGTAATTGGATCAGCCCCTTCGCCCGCTCCAGGTTGTTCGGGGTGACGTCCTCCACGGGTACAAACTGGGCGCCACGGCGGAGATAGAGCGCATTGTTTTGGATCGTGTACGCCCCATCCTTCACGTCGTCACTGGCTTCGAGGGCCGCCAGGAGGCCGCGCGGGGAGGTGCTCGCGGGCGCGTTGCGTGGCCGCATGATCTTTTCGGGCATGCGCTGGAAGGCCTCCGTGATCGCGGCCTCCATATTGCGGCCGTCCGGCTCGACGGTAAACTGATTGTCGCTATACATCGTGCCGGCGAGGGTCGGCTTGCCGAGCATCTGCTCCGGGTGCGCCGCGTAATATTCATTGACGGAGACCTCTCGCCCGTTGACGTCGATGGTCTTGGTCTCGGTCCAGGGCTCACCCTTGGCCGGCGTCCCATCCTCCCGACGCTGCAGGACGATAATGTCCGTCACCACATCGGTATTGGCGATCTCTTTGAATTGGGTATTGGGCAGTCGGATCGCGCCGACAAAATCCGCCTTCTTGGCGATGAAATCCCGTAATTTCCCGTTCAGTTTGTCCAGCGTATACCGTGACGTGATAAATGCCACGATGCCGCCCGGTCGCACCTGGCTGATGGCCTTGGCGAAATAGTAGTCGTGGAGCGAGAGCTTGAGTTTCGAGAGCTCCTTACTGTGGGGGTCGAACACTTGGACATTGGCAAACGGGACGTTCCCGATCGCCACATCAAAGAAGTTCTCCGGGAGCACCGTCTCCTGATACGGACTGTGGAGCACGTTCGCCCGCTGGTAGAGCTGCGCCATGATGCGGGCGCTCAGACTATCCATTTCGATGGCGGTCTTCTGCACCTTCGAACGGAGATCACCGGGGATGCTGCCCAAGAAGTGGCCGATGCCGGCGCCGGGCTCCAGGAGCTTCCCGCTCTTGAATCCCAGATGTTTCAGGCCTTCGTACATGGCGCGGATGGTCGAGGGGTCGGTGTAATGTGCGTTCGGGGTCGACGCGCGCGCGGCGGCGTATTCCTCTTTCGTGAGGAGGTCGGAGAGTTCGCTGTATTCGGTGTCCCAGTCGCGGGACCACTGGAAGGCTTGCGGGAGTCCGCCCCAGCCGGTGTACTGCGCGAGCGTCTCCTGCTCGGCGGGCGTGGCGAGTCGACCCTCGTGCTCGATCTGCTTCAAGAGTGTGATCGCGGCGACGTTCGCCTTGTATTTGGTCTTGTGGCCCTTGGGGATGGAGTAGTCTGGCGTTAGGCGGAAATCGGTGCCCGCGGGGGGCTCTGGCTCTGCGGGCTTTTCTGTTTTGGCTTTGGGCTTGGCCGGTCGCGATACGGCTGAATCGGTTTTCCCAGCGTCGGCTGATCCTCCTCCGCTGGCGGGTAGATTTGATCCTGTAGCAGCTCCATCGCGCTGTAGTGATCCATCCCGCTGTTTTCCAGGTCGTCGAGTTGCCGGCCGATCTGCTCCTGCAGATTTGACAGGTACTGATTCAGACTCCCGTCCTGCTTCAACTCCTGGAACATCTTGGGCCGAAACTTCTTTAGGTGATCGTGCATCTTCCAGCCGAGGCTGTTCAGGTTCACGGGTCGCCTCCTTCTGAGGGGTCGCCTCTATTGTAGCGCCAGATTTATCTTCGATTGCAAGAGGGGGTTTCGGTGACGCCTCCTCCTCGATCACGTGCCCTGTGACGTCGATGATATTGTCTTTCTGCCGTCCGTATGGTCCTGGATCCTTGGCAAGCTCCGCCTTGAGCCGATCAATATCCTCTTGCGTGATCGTGTCGCCAGCGCGGGGCTTCTCGCCGTCCCGTCGATTGGTCGGCGCATAGGGCTTGAGTCGTTCCCTTGGTGCCTCAAGGCCTGGAATCATAGAGGTTTCGACTGGGGCCTTAGGCGATTCCTCCGCCTTCGTCGGCACGGCGTCGGGTTGGTCAGCCAGTCGATCACGGAGATGCTTGACATTGCCGCGAATGTTCCCGCGCTGCGTCTGGGTCAGTCCGCCGCCGTCGGTATTCGCGAGCGTTTCCGCCCGTTCAGCGAGTCTGAGCGCGTGCTGCTTCTGCTCTGGCGTCAGGGTCTTTTGCTGGGCGAGACCATGCAGCTCTCCGAGCAGCTTCGCCACAGAGACGGCGGTACTGGGTTTTTTAGTGGTTGCGGCGTCTGGTTTCTTTTCTAGCTTCTTCAGTTGCGACGGATGAATACCTTGGATCGGTCCACCGTGGGCGGGTCGTACCTCGATGTTGCCGCCTTCAATGACGGTACGCACCTGTCCGGCGCGCACAGCTCCATCCTTATCCGTATACTGCACCCAGTCATTTTCATGGAAGGGCCGCTTCTCCTGCTCCGCCATATCGATATCGAGCGCCCGGTCGGGCCGCGGCGTCTTGCTGGGCGCGGGCTTGATCAGGTCCGTCGGGAGTTTCGCGGGCTGCTCGGGGGAGAGGGTCGTATCCTTGACCGTGGGAGGGGTGGGCTTCTTCACAATCGGCTTGCCGGCGAGGTCATAGCCACGATCGGCAATGATCTTGTTGGCGTCGGCGGGTTTCTGCGCCGTGATCTTTGAGGCTGCGGCCTGGGCGTCATAGTATTCCTGGAAGGGCTTGGTCGTGTCCCCCTCCTTGAGCCATTGCTTGAAATAGTCCTGGTTTGGCACCACAGAAACCTCGCCCATGCCCTGCCAGTCCTTGGCGTAATTCTGCTTGTAGATCTGCTTGGCCGCTTCCAGCGTGCGCGCGCCGAGAATCACCTTATGCTCGTCAAACTTCCCGGTTGATGGATCGACCTGGTCGACGACGTAGATCGGGCCGTCAAAGTCCTCTGGCGTACCTGGCTCGATAAACGCATCGATATGGTCCTTGTCCTTGCCGACGGTCCCCTTGATGTAGCCATAGTGCGACTGCATCTCGGTTTCCCAGGGTTTCCCCTCGGCATCCACGCCTGACCGGGTCGAGCCCTGCGGGTTCTCGATCGAGATATCAAGCCCGGCAATCTTAACGTGCCCCTTCTTGTAGTTCCCCGCCTCCTTCTGGCCTTCGGTCGGCTCCGGGAGGTCGTTCTGTGGCGAGGTCGCGGCCTCGTGCGCGGCGGCCTCGAGGGGGACGGGGGCGGACTCGTGATCCGCGATATCGACTTGCGTATCCGGGAGCTCTGATTCCTTTTGAACCGGTTTCTTCGCATTGTAGTCGTTCGCCCAATCAACAAAGCCCTCTTGGTCGGCGGCTGGAATGCCGAGCTTGGCTCTGACCCCACGCACCATATCCTTGATGGCGATGGGTGAGGTATTGGGCATCTCAGCTTTGAGCGCGTCCGTGATCTCGGCGGCGACCTTGCCCTGCGCGGCCATGTCCGTGATCTTTTCAACTACGTTCAATTTTTGAGCGTTGGCATATTCTTGTTCGATGTTCTCCTGCAGGTATTCAGGGAGTGGGCTCTTGGCCTCGGCCTTCGTTTCAATAGGAGCGGGTTTTGTTTCAGGTTTTGGCCGTTCCACCGGCACGGGCGCCTCGACGGCGGCGGGTCGCTCGATCGGCACCGGCGATTCCACAGCCTTCGGGCGCTCCTGGGGAATCCGATACGGCTGCCCCTTCTTGGTCTCCAAGGTCTCCGGCACGAGGGCGGCGGCTTCCGTCGCCTGTCGTTCAGCCGGGCGCTGGCGAATCTCCTGCGGGAGGGCCGCCGCTCGCTCCTGTGGCTGCGGGCGTTGCTGGGCTTGCGGGCGTTGCTGGGCTTGCGGGCGTTGCTGGGCTTGCGGGCGTTGCTGGGCTTGCGGGCGTTGCTGGGCTTGTGGACGTTCGACCGGCTGCGGCTGGGCTTCAGGTTGCTCGTGGGCAGCCTTCGCGCGGCGTCCTCCGATGGCGCCGGTAATGAGCCCCATGATGGCCCCGGCGGCGCCGCCCGCCTCTCCGGCTTCGGTCGCGCCCTCCAGGCGATTGCGTTGTTTGTCGTACTCGAGGATATCTTTTGCGATGACGTTGCCGGCCGTGGTCTGGAAAAACTCTTGGAGGAATTCCTCGGCGGCAGCGATCCCGCCCGTTGTCAGGGCATGCAGAAACCGCCCCCCTGTGGCCTGGTTGAAGCGGCCGAGCATGTGCCCGATGGGTACGGCTTCCGACGTCCCCACACCGGCATTCATCCAGAAGGCTTTTTCTTTCGTCCCCTCGTCGGCGCCGGACTTCTTCGCGTCCTGATACCCTTCGTCGCCACCGGCCAGAGCCCCGGCGATCGCCGTCGTCGTGACGGGTGCGCCAAATGGCGCGGCCATGATGCCCGCGCCGAGAAAGCCCGTCATGCTGCCAAGCGCACGCGGAAGGACGGCAACGAGAAACTCCTTTTGTCTGGCGGGGTCGGTCGGAAAGGCTTCTTTGGCGAGGCGTGTCACGGTCTCGCCCATCTTGTAGGCCATGCGCTCCTCGACCGTGGCGGGATTCTTCATCGCCTCCGGAAGGAACTTATCGAGCGTGGCTGAGGCTTCCGCCACAGCCCGCAAGGCGCTGGCGGGGATCTCCCCCACCCCTTGCATGTAGTTATTGGTGATCTCGGTGAGGTTCTGCCCGATGGTGTTCCCTGTTGGCTGGGCCTGCTCTCGGAGCGGCGCACCGGCCTTATCGGTCAATTGAATAGGGACGTTGGGGACCGACGCGGGCGGCTCTGCCGGCCGCATCCAGTCGGGCGTCTCATCTGTGGTCGCGTTAGCGAGATACCCCTCCACCTCGGCCTTCGGGAGCGGAGCCTCGGTCTGGACCGTCCGGGCTTGCTCCGGCGTGGCGACCTGCGCAAACTCGGCATCCGGCACGAGGCGATTGTTCTTGCTGTCATAGATGCCCATCTCCGTCGGCAAGAACCGGTGGGGATGGTGGTCTTTCTTGAACTGCGACGGCCAGTGAAGATAGGGCTGTCCCGTCTTTGGGTCGATCTCCGTCTCGTGCGGATCCACTTGCGGCTGCACACCGGCCGCCCTGGCGGCCTCATAGTCGTAATCGTCGGCAAGTTGGCTCTGGGCGGGAGCTGACCGACTTTGTGCGATTACAGCGTCTGGGCGTGATTCTGCGGTAAGCGCGTCCTCCGGTAGATCATAATTGACGGCCGGCTCCGGCATCGGCGCCTTGGCGTACTCCGGCAGCCCCGGCACAGGGGCCGATGCGGGCTTGTCCGGGCCGACCTTGGGCGCGGCCTCTTGAGGAAAGGCCTTCTTGTACTGTTCGGCGAGGGTCGCAATCGGGGAGAGCTCGTCGGGCTTGGCGCGATGGAGCTGGGCCTTCTCCGCCACCGTCATGGTACCCGTGACGGCCTTCTCGAGCTGCTCGCCCTGCAGATACTTCCCATAGACCTGGCGGAGATCCGACTCCAGCGTGGGCAGGTCCGACCGTTTACGAATCACCCGATCGAGCGAGTCCGCCACAGCCATGCGATCGTCCCGATTCATCGCGGAGGCGAGGAGCCGGGCCTCCGGCACGTCCTGCGGCGACGGCGGCGGGAGCTTGCCGGGCTTGAGCGTGTGCGCCATCTGTGGCGGCGCGGGCACAGGTGGCGGAGAGGCGCGCTGCTGCGGCGCACGAATCGGTGACGGGGTCAGCGTGATCGGCGAGGGGGTTTGTGCGGGCTCTACCGCCAGCGGGACAGGAGCCGACGGAGGCTCTGTAGGTTTGGACGTGAACGCGGATTTGACCTTGCCGAGCAATGAATCTTCGTCTTTGAGGGCTTGCTCCGTTTGTCGAGCTTTGGTGACATCGGCCATCCTCCCCTGCCGTTCGGTAACGGTTTTCTCGAAGTCTTCCTTCGGTGCGGTCTTAATGGTCTTGGCCGTGTCCTCGTCGCCCGGCCACTGGCCGACTTCGAGCTCCTTCGCGGCCTTCTCGCGAACCTCGTCCGGTACGGACCACTGCCCGCGAATCCGCTTACTTTCTTCAACAATCTCCTCGTAGGTCATTGCAGGAGGCCCGCCGAGGGGTTAAAGTCCTGCGACTGCTCATCACCGAAGATATCCACGGGATCATCCTCGCCCACCTCTCCGGCTGTGGAGGGGTCGCCGCCCGCGAGTTGCCGCATGAATTCCATGAGCGTGACTTGATTCTCGAGGTACTCCGGCTTCACGCCATACTTACTGAGATGCTGCTCGAGCTGCTTCCGCTTGGTCGCCGCCTGGTCGGCGCGCATGATCGCCGCGTCGATCTTGTCTTGGTACGGGGCCCACTCCGGCGCCATACTGCCATCGGGGCGCAAGAATTCGGCCTGCTTGGCCTTCATCCCTTCGCGAAGGGCCTCCACATTGTTCCGGGCGCTGGTCTCCCCTTGGAGCGCGCCAAAATACTTCCCGAGCGGCTGGGCGAGCTGCTTCTTGTTCTGCGCGGCCAGCTTCCCACGCTGCTTCGAAATGCCGTAGTCGGCCAGCGCGTTCAGTTTCTTCTCGTCCATGCCCGGGAACTTCTCTTTCAGGACTTCCTTGTAGGCATTGATGTAATTGTCATCGATATTCGTATACCCACCGCCGCCCGCTGGCGCCGCCGCACGGCCAGGCGCGGGTGCGCTCGGCACCGCATTCGGGCCACGGGGGACGTTAGGGCGCGCACCTTGCGGCGCGGGCAGACTGGGAGGCGTGCCGGGATTGCCCACGAGCGTCACGGGCGAGGCGGGATCTGGCTCGACCCCAGGGCCCGGAGCTTCGGTGTGCATGCCGGGGTCGTACTCCTGGTTCGTCCCATCGTCGTCGTCCGCGAGGGCTGCGGCGTTGGTATGGAGGAAGTCGGGCGCATAAGCTCCGGGCATGGGCGTCTCCTTCGTTAAGTCGCGTCGTTGTCGGCGTACATCGGCCTATCAAACTGTGGTTGCGGCGCCACCAGACTGCGCGGGTCGCCGGGCGGAGGCTGCGGCGGCATGGCCGGGCCCTGGGTCGCCGGCGGACGCATGGCTGACCGATCGGGCATGGGGTTCGCCTGCGCTATCCCTTGTGGCAGGGGCGCTACGCCCTGCGGGGTCGCGGGACCGTCAGCCAGTAAACTCTCCGCTCCGGCTGGTGTCGCATCCACCTCTGGTGAGGCCTCTAGTCCTGGGCCGGCGTAGCGCGTCGCAAGTTGCGCCGACGTCGACCCAGGCCCGCCGATCTTCCGTGACTTCGCTTGGGCCAGGCGCGCGCCCACCAAGTCGTGCGCGTCCATCGCCTGCTTCAGGATGTCGTGGTTGTTCAGATAGTTCGTGTAGGCGTCGTTCCGCTTCATGTCCGACTGGTTTTTGGCGGTCTGCGACTCGGCAACCTGCTTCTGCACGTCGAGCCGTTTTTTCATCATGAAGGCGTTCAAGATCTGCTGCCCGGCCTTCTCGATCCCCTGGCCGGCCCCGCCCATCACCGCCCCGCGCATCAGTTTGCCCATGCGTGCACTCCTTTCAAGTCACCCACCGCTCGTCGATAGAGCCGATTAAAGAGCCAGCGCACGGGCGGCTGCGCCCATGTGTGGCGTGCCAGCCACCCGGCCGCTGCGCGGCCATAGCGCCGATAGACGACCATGCCGAGCGCAATCAGGACAGACCGCTCGCCGAGGGTATTGAGCCACAGCCGCAGGGTATGCGTTTGGGGGTTCCATCGTCCGTACAGCACTTCGGCAATCCAGCAGGCCAAGAGCATGGCCGAGCCGATCGTGGCCGCTCCACTCATCCCGCCGCCGATCAGGGAGTTCGCGCCTTGCGCCTCCTGTAGGCTCGACTGCCACTCATAATCTTTGTTGGCGCGGCGGGTGTTCGCAATATTATTGCCTTCCGTGAGACGCACATCCCGGTAGGGATTGGCCGCGTTGCCGTACAGGCTGGAGGCGTTCCCGACCAGGCCGGCCGCTTGGCCGGTCACGCCCGCACCGGTACTGACCGCGCCGAGCTTCTGCCCGCTGGAGGCCAGGGCATCCGCCGTGCGTCCGCGTGAGATGGCGTCGGCGGTCGTCATTTGGCCGGTCCGAATCGCATCCCGGGTGACATTCTGTGAACGGTCCAATTCGGTGCGTGCCCGGGTGTAGATATCACCGGATCCCGCCCGCACGCCGCGCCGGGCCAGTTCGGTGTCCTGTGTGGTCTTCTGCCGGTTCATGTCGGCTTCCACAGCCGGGTCGACGGGGAGCTCCCCCTTGAGGGCGGCGAGCGTCCGCGCATTGGCGGCGTTCGTGATCTGTTGGCTCTGGAGCTGCTCCGGCGTCTTCGGCGCTTCACTGGCCGAGTAGGTGCCGTCCGGATTCTTCACCATCTGCAGGCCATACGACTTGTAGAGCTCGGGCAGAATGGCATCGTTCCTGGCTTTATTGTCTCGCGCAAGCTGCATCTGCAGGTCGGCGGCTTCGGCCTGCTTGGCATAGAGCGCCTTTTCCTCCGGGCTCGCCTCTGGGACCACCGGCGTTTCGGGGATCGGCGCCGGGTCGTTGCCGCCCATCCCGCCCGCAAAGGCCGGAATGAGTTCGCCGGTCTCGGCGATCATCGCAAGGAAGGGCGAGAGCGGAATCAGGGTGATCTCGTCATGCATGGCCGGCTCTCCCGTGGTGGATACTTGTCGCAAGGTCCTTGGATGTGAGCTGCGCCCAACTGTCGGCCGGGTCGCGGAGAATGAGCTTTTGGAATTGAATCCCGCGCTCCGTCTCCTTGATCGCCTCGGCGCCGATCGCGAGCAGCCAGCGGATGAATCGGGTATTGTCCTTCGCTGTCACGCAGTACCAGCCGAGAATCCCATCGTGGAAACACCACCGCTCCAGTCGACGCCATTCCTGAATCAGGCGGATTAACCCATCCCGCTTGCCGGTGAGATCAGCGAGGTGTGACACGTAGGCCCAGGCGCTGGTCTGGTCGGCATTGGGCACAATCTGCAGACTGAACAGCGGCCACTCGTCTTCGAGACGGATATACCGCACGAAGGACGCGGGGAGCGTTCTAGGTCTTAATGATGTGGTCTGACTCATCGGGTAAGGTTCCATATTTCTTCGCGAGTTCCGGGTACTGCGCCGGGTCGATCGCGAGGCCCGTGCAGCGCACGTAGCCGGCTGGGACCGGGTTCGCCGGGTACTTCATCATCACGCCACAGGGCACCCCGGCAAACTGCCAGGCGAAGACGTCGGTCAAGTAATGGGCCGCCGTAATCAGCTCGCCGGGGACCGGGAGCCGCACGGGCCCTTTCGTCACGAGTTCGGCAATCTGCCCGTTGAGACTATCTAACCGGTTCGCTAGCTCCATACCGGACTCCACTCCTGCGGGCTCCGCGTCCCGCCACAAATACAGGTGACTCGCCCAGTCGTCTCGGGTCAATTGCTGCCCCTTATTGTACCGCCAGGCTCGTTGCAACTGTGCATCGAGGCCCTGTAGGTAGCAGGCGACGGCATCCATCCCGTGCTCGTTCTTCACCTCGCAGTCGGCACAGTGGAGCACCGAGAAGATGGCTGTCTTGTCGAGCTGCGGCCAGTAGACCAGCATCGGGGTCTGGGCGAAGTGGTTCAAGATCGTGAACGTGACGGCGGGCTGCCCGTTGACCGTAATGGGGCGTTGGTGCCGATCGAGCGCTAGGCGCCAGCCCTTGATCTCCCGGCCACACTTCCAGCAGCGGACTTCATTGAGCACGTCCCCGCTCCATTGCTGCCATTCATGCAGCCAGGTCTGTTTAGGGGAATTGCGAAGACCGAAGGTGAAGTCCGAGAATTTCCGCGGGAGCGCATGATAGGCCGCGCCATCGTTGCGTCCTTCGCGCACCATCGGCAAGCCGGTCACGCGGTTGAGGGTCTCCAGAATCATACGGCGCCTTCCCGTCCGGGCGAGTAATAGAGGTTAATGTCTTGAATGGCGAAGTCTTCGCCCGCGCCGTCGTTCTTCCCAAGGATTTTTACGCGGAGCGCATCCCCGCCGACCTTGTGGCGTCGATTGGCGATGGTCGTCCCGCCGAGCACATCAGCATCGAGCGAGAACGAGCCGACGGCGCCGCCGGCGGACTGTTGCGAATAGGTCTTGGTTTCGGAGAGCTTGCCGTCCCGATGGATCTCCATGGTAACGTCATAGTTCCCCTTCTCCTGAAAGATCACGTCCAGAAAGGCGAGGTTCCCGCGCCGGCTGCCGCCCTCGAAGCATTCCCGTGGGGCATATTCGAATTGGCCGCGATAGCCCACCCCGCCCTTGCTCCGTACCGCTTGGTCGAGGAGCCACACGAAGCCATCGGTATCTCCGATAATGGGGCGAGGAATGCCGGTCGTGGAGGTGCGGCGAAGGGCGATGGCGGAGCAGATATCGCGCCGCGACGGGAGGATTCTGAGGCTCCCGCTGGAGAGGTCCCCGACAATGCGACGATTGTTCACGGTGCCCCCTGTGGACGGTGCGGCGATATGCACTTGACGCTTATTCCCATACCAGATCATTTGAATAAGGTCCAGTCGTTCTTGATTGAGTTCGGTGCGAAGATACTCCCCAGTCTGGAGCGGGAGGACTGGCGTGGTCGATTTCTCGCCCTGGTTCGCAACCTGGTTTAAGGAATAGAAATACCCGTCAGCTCCACCGAGCAGCACATCATCGTCGACTTCCAGGTGGCAGCCTGGCCCGGCGATCCCGAGCGTCTTCGATAATCGCGGAATGGTCCAATCCGGAATGTTTGAGGAGGAGTCGTTGAGGATATAGACCCCAAAGGGGCGCTTAAAGAGGTAGGCCGTCTCCCGCCAGGAGAGCCCGCCGACAATGCCGTCGCCGATCCCAGGGCCGACTTCATTGCGAAACGACTCGACGTTGGCATAGTCCCCGTGATTGGAGGAGACCGGCATAAAGACGTCGTGTGGGGCGCTGGGTAGCCCGTAGGCCACAATCCGGTCCCGGTGTGGGAACATGCCCAGGGGGAAATTGCCCGTCACCCAGTCGGTATTGGGGCTCGGAATGGGCCCCCAGACGAGGCCGTTAAAGACCTGCATCTGGCATTGCCCGTTCAGGAAATAGAGCGCCTTGGTGGTCCCGTTCCAGCCTTCTGCAAAGACGGGGAACCCATCCCCAAGACCGGTCGCCAAGGTCGCCAGAATGCCGCCGCTGCCGACACTCACGGCGCGCCCATCGGTCAGGATGGCCACCAGGGTCTGCACGGAGGGCGAGGTGCCGCTCCAGAAATCATACAGGCCACGAATCGGTGCGCCGAGCGAGACGGTGTTGAGTTTCACCGCGCCCGCTTCCTTGCGCCAGGTGGCATCTTCGATCGTGAGCCCGTCGCACATCGGAAGATTGTTCGGCGGATAGATGGTGTAATTCTTCGATCGGTCGATCCCGCCCTGCCCGCACGGGAACTGCATCTTGAGAAAGGAGTCCTGACTCATCGCGCCGCCACGGAATGGTTTTGTCGGGCAAAGAGACCCGCCCGGGTCTCGATGGAGAGGTGCTGCACTTCCATGTCCTCAATTTTCTTATTCGCCTTGATAAAGGCCGAGTCCGCCAGCTTATTGTCCTTATTCCGCCAGAGCGTCCAGAGCGCCATCTCCGCCACGACCCAGCGATCCGGCTCCGGCACGAGCGGCCAATCATTCACGCCGCCGGTAAAGTCGAGATCGTGGAAGCGCGTATAGGGACACTCGAGGATAAAGCGGCGGTCGGAGACCGCATTGAAGCGAATCACCCCCTGCATTCTCCCTGTCGCTGGATCCTGCTGCGCGGCGTAGAGCGTGCCGTGACTGATATTCTGCCCGACGGTGGTGCGGCCCCAGCCAAACCGGTTCTCAAACTCCACATAGGGGATGAGGTCGATGATGTAATTCGCGTCGGTGCGAGAGCGGAACGGGCCCCAGGGCTTGAGGACGTCCGTGGACAGGGCGTACTCATCCTGGTAGATGGTCGCCCGCCCGCTCGTCTGGCTCTCCGCCCAGTCGGCGTCGAGCGTTAGAACCGCGGTATTGGCCGTATGGGCGATAATCCGATAGGCGACCAGATTCGCGTCGAGCATGATCTTTTTGCCGGCCTGCGAGGTCGCGATGACGTTCGAGAGCGTGAGGGTGGCGCCGACAACGGTCGAGACGGTGACGCCCTGTGTCGCCACAATGCTGAGCGTCGCCGGGCGCTGCGGAATCGCCCACCACCAGCGATGTTTTTGGAGCAGATCCCAGTATTCTTTCCGGATCGCCGCTTTGACTGTCGTCGCGAAATCGTCATTCATCCCTCCTGGTTGACCGCCAAAGGACATGACGTAATCGAAGAGGTCCAGGCCCGTCCGCATGTTTTCAAGCGACATCGATCACCTCAAGGATCACTAAATCAGACTCCACGCCCGTGTCGATCATCGTACAGGTCTCCGTTTCGTAGCCTCGACTATCCAGCCATTCCATAATCTTCGTGCATTCCTCGCGGTTGTCATACGGTCCGACCAAGCCCCACTGTCCGCCGATCAGGAGCACCCCATACCAGGCGATGATGGCGAAGGGCGAGAGCATGATTACCTCTCTGAACAGTTCTCCAGGTCTTGCGCGAGCTCCCTGAGCCATCCGTCCGAGATCGACGACCGGCCCGGCACAAGCTGCCCCTGCTGGTCGTAGACGGGCTGGAGGACACGATCACTAGGGACGACGACGACGGAGGGCGTCGTGCAGCCGAGACAGCCGAGCACTAAGCCAGCGCTTATCAGGGTTCGCCAGGTCATGATCCATCTCCTCTTGCTGTCGGTCAGGTGCCTGCTTGTCGGATTGGTCCGCGCGTCGCTTGATCGCCCAGATGGCGAAGGGCACGAGCACGGCCGCCAATCCCGCCAGCGTCTCCACGGTTAGACGGCTTTCCCGTTATCGGTCGACAAAATCCCTTGGAGCTGCGTAAAGAGGAACACCAGCACATCCGCCCACACCACCTGATCGAAGTCGCAGCCGGCCTGCGTCAGAATGTTATGGGCCACAGCCGCCCCCAAGGCACCCAAGGCGGTTCCGCCGAGGGTCGTTTTCCAGTTCTTGAGTCTATTGATCATGGTCCCTCCGGGGTGTGCGGTTACTGGCGATATCGATCAGGATCATGGTCTGCCGGTCCTGTTTCTTGTTAATTTCCTGGAGGGCCCGGTCCATGCGCTCCAGACTGTCGGCGGTACTGCGGTTGATAATTTCCAATTCACGCACGCGACGGTCCAGCAGTTCCTGTGCCATGGCGAGCTCCAGTTGCTTCGTTTCAAGTTTTTTCTTCGCATTCGAAAACCACAGCTTGGCTGAGCCAATGCCGGAGAGGATGGCGGCTGCGATCGTCCCGCCCACTTCGAACAGCCAGGAGGGCAGATCTTGCGTCGGATCCGCCATTACCCTCGCTCGCTCGCTCGCGTGACGACATGCGGCTCCTCGATATCGCAGTCCATGTTAAAAAAATTGATTCTTCCCGACTTGCCGACAAACCGCTCCGGGTGTTCCTTGGCCCACTTCGGCCGCTGGTCGCCCTGCAGGGAGTCGTCATAGTAGGAATCGGAGCCGCGAAACGGATTGTGGTAGAGCCCCTCCATGACGCCATAGCAGACATTCAGGCACTCCTCGAAACTCGCGTCCGTCTCGTCCGGCCACTTCGTCAGTTGCGGGTCGTGTGGGTCGGTCACGCTCGAGTACTGCCAGGCCTTTCGAATGACGCCGCCCAGTGTCTTCCCCCACCACTGCGGATGCTCGACGCGATTGAGGATGGAATGCGCCACCGCGACTTTCGTTTCGAACGGCTCCCCGCGGGCTTCTCGCCACAGGACGAGGGCAAAGAAACTCATCTCCCAGTTCTTCCAGCGTTCTTCTCGTGTGGAGTAGCTCACCATTTAGTTACACACCCAGATGCTATTGAGGCGCTTGGCAATCGCCCCCGTGCCAGCTCCAGCACAGGGCGAGGCAATCGCGCAATCAGAGCAGTACGCGATGGTGCCATTGGCCGGTGTCCCGAGTGCTGCAAAGAGCGTCGCTTGGAGCGTTAGGGTCTGTCGGCTCAAGACTTGCGCGGGTACGCCCGTCCCATCACCAAGGGCAATTAAGCCCCCCGATGCGCCGCCGCACAGCACTCGAAAATTGTCGTAGGTGTCCACGTCATAGCGATTCCAGAGCACGATTTGCGCCGCATCGGTACAGCGACCGCCGCGCGCGTTCGGGGCGCTCAATGTGGGCGAATCGAAATACACATCATCCCAGAGCACGGGCCGCACGACGCCGGTCAGCTTGGCGTCCAGGTTGTTCCAGTAGTTGGACCGAAAGGCCAGCCCGCCGGCCGTCAGCATGTCCGCGCCAAGCGAGACGCCGTTGACGGCGTTCGCATAGCCGCCTTCTTTTTCGAAAAAGTTCTTCTCGATGCTGACGCTGTGCGCGCGGTCCAATGTGATATGGTTGATCGCGCCCTCAGCCCCGCCACCCGTACTCTTGAAGTCGCTATTTTCGACAGTCAGGTTCTGAAGGTCGTTACTGGCTGCCGCCTGTGCGTCGCCGTCCCATCCGGTGCGGATATTCGTATTGGGGGTGGCGCCATTCCCGCCGTTATCCTCGAAGGACACACTATTGATCCGCACCGACGAGCCGCCATTGATGACGATCGGGATGGCCTGGTGTCCCGCAATGAGGGAGGCGTACCGATAGATGGACAACTCGCAGTCATTGATCGAGACGAGGTTGGTCCGGTCCAGGTAGATCCCGTAGTAGGCATTCTGGTTAATCGAAGACCGCTGGATATTGACGTGATTCTGTCCGTTCGAGGAGCCGCCGATCTTGATCCCTCCCCCACGGTTGACGTTGATCCATGACTCGCTAATCCAAATGTTTTGGCCGTAGGTCGAACCATAGGTGCCCTTGAGTGCGTTGACCCCCTTGCCGCCATGCTGGTCGATATACACGCGATGGAGCGAGAACTGGTAGGCATTATCAACAGTGATCCCGTCTCCTGAGGAGGCATTGCCGTACACGCGCAGGCCTGTCACCATGCAGTATCGGACTTCGCTGTTGCCGGTCGTGGTATCAGTGAAATGGATCGCATCCCCGCTGGACGTATTAGCGTTATGGATGGCCGTCGTATACATGCTCGAGCCCATCAAGATGACGTAGCTCTTAGCGACGAGTTCGGTGGTAATTTTGTAAGTCCCAATCGGGAACCACACAATGCCGCCCGCTACCTGCGCGGCAGTGATCGCCGCCTGGATGGCCGTCGTATCATCGGCCGTATCGTCGCCTTTCGCGCCGAATTCTTTGACGTCATAGACCTGTCCGTTGAGTGCAAACCACTGGATGGATTGATCCATCCACACTCCCCTCGCATCGTCAGATACCCGCGCCAAGCGTCCAGCCGTGCCGGCTGCAGGGAGTCCAGCCTTGGTGTAGCTCGGTAGATTGAGGACCGGGTTATTGATCGTGGGCGTCGTGAGGGTCGGCGTCGTAATCGTCGGACTCCCACTCACGGTCCCAGTAATGGTGGGGTTGGACAGAGAGGGCGTCGTGAGGGTCGGCGTCGTCAAGGTCGGCGAGGTAATCGTCGGACTTCCGCTCACGGTCCCGGAGATTGTCGGGCTGGTGAGGGTGACGCCCGGATAGGTCGCGCCGCCGTCGACCGTGCCGGTGATGGTCGGATTGGTGATCGTGGCGCCGGGAATCGTCGGGGTGCCGCTGATCGTACCGCTAATGGTCGGCGCGGCGATATTCGGGCTCGTCAGCGTTTTATTCTCAAGGGTCTGCGGTGAGGTCGTATTGACCTGCTCGAACTCCTGCGCGGACGCTGATCCGCAGATGAGCACATAGAGGATGACTAGCCTAATCAGTGTCATTTATGAATCCCTCCCTCGTCGGTCAAGCCACCCTATGGTGGCGATACGATGAATCACGCTGCCATCGGAAAAGGACAGGCGTCGGCGAATCTGGGCGCTGGTATTCGTGCGAATTTCAAGGCGGTTGGCGGCCACGCCAGAGGCCGGCGTATAGATGTTGGCGAGCGGCAAGGCCGAGGTGCTCGCGGCCGCGTCCGCCTGGTCGAGCGAACTCAGTAGTCCGGCCGAGGCGCCGCCCGCGCCGGTCGTCAATGTTTGATTGACGATGGCTAGGACCTTGATCCCCGTCGGCACCGTGAGCGTGGACGACACCGCCGACGTGCCGGGATTGGTGGAGTTCACATCCAGAACGGCGGCGTCCCACAGGAACTGGTCGCCATCCTGGACGAACAACGTCCATTGCGCGGATCCGTTCGTCAGGCCCGCGCCGATTCGGCGAGACTTCGTGTAATTGGTCGGGAGCAACGGCGAGGAGGCGCTCGTACTGCAGAGCACATCTACCACCCCGGTATCGGTGCGCAAAATCACATAAAAGTGATACCAGGTGCTATTGGCGATCGAGCTTTGATCCAGGCACCCATTCCCTGCTCCGACCGTCCAGGCGGCGGTCGACTTCCCCAGTGAGGAGGCGAGCGTAATGACATGCGTCCCCGATGAGTCGGTCGCCTGTCCTGCAGCGGTGGTCATGGTCGAAGAGGAGCCGGCTGTTGAGAGGGTCAGTCCAGCGAGATATACGCGCGGAATCGCCGAGATCGTCACAGCCCCCGAGGCATTCGTGATTCCAATTCCACCGCCCGCCGTCAGAGCCGCCGATGTATAGGTCGAGCCGTTCCCAATTGGCACAAACCCATTGCTCGGCGTGGTCGAAATACCGAGCCCGCCGTCAGAGACGCCAATGGCCGATGAGAGTGTCGACAGGACGCTGCTCCCATTGGTCGTGACAATCTTGCTGGCGGTGAGTCCGGAGAGTGTCAGGCCGGCGAAGGTGGGGCTCGAGCCTGTCCCAATGCTTTGCGGGGTGCTCAACGTGATGGAGCCTGCACCGTTGGTGACCGTCACTTGATTTGCCGTCCCGGTCAGGGTCCCAAGCACAGGAGCGGCGCCAGTGGATCCGAGCAAGAGCTGCCCATTGGTCGGGTTCGCCGTGGAGACGAGCTGCTGGCTAGCGTTGAGGTACGGGAGTCCGTTGGCAGTCAGCGGCGTCATCGTGAAGACGCCAGATCCCCAGGTCGGCGTGTTCAGCGTTGCACTAGAAAGCACAGCCGAGCCGAGCGTGACGCCATTGAAGGTGTTCGTGGAGTCGAACGTCTTATTCGACAGGGTCTGAACTGAGTCGGTATTGACCTGAATCTTGGACACTGCATCGACGTTGATCGTCGCAATCAGGTACATCCCGAGAAACAGGCTGCCGACGATGAAGGCGAGTCGCTTCGTGCTCATGAGACTCCTGCGGCCGTCAGGCCGACGGTGACGGTAATGACGCCCGCCGAGTAGTTGGTCACATCGGCCCGGACGGCATTGATCGAGATGAGGTTGCAGCGCCAGATGCCCGGCAGGGTCGTCGTGGCCACCAGGGCCGTTTGCATATCAATGGGCACACAGCCGATCGGGTAGAAATTGGTGCCGTCGACACTGGCCTTGAGCGTCACGACGGCATTGAACCCTGCGCAACAGACATGGAAGGTCGCCGAGGTGAACCCTTTCGTCTTCACGGGCGTCCCCTGGGCGTTCCCGGCCGCATTCTGCAAAGTGACTTGTGTTTCGACGGTGATCGCGCTCGCCGAGGCGATGAGACCGAAGAACAGGGTACAGGCCAATAAAAGTTTCAATTGATGAGCTCCACGGTCATGCCACGCAGGGTCAAGTCGCCGCTCGCCGTCGGAGTGGTTCCCTTCGCCGACACGGTCATGCTGAGGGTCGTGTCTTCTGTCGGCGCCGCACGGGTGGCCGAAACGGTCCCGCTCGAGGCGATGCCGGACCCGCCGCACTCCTGAGTGGCGGCACCTGTCCGGAGGATGGTGGTTTCCACGGTCAGCACGCCGTTATTGGTGGCTGCGGTGAGGGTGGCGCAGGTACTGCCGCCCACATCGATCCGCAGTGTTTTATTGTTGCCGTTGGCGGCCGTCGTTCCCCAGGCCTTGACCTTAACGCCCGCGCCGTCGATCGAGAGGGCATTCGCCGGCAGTGGGCAGCTCGCAAGAATTTCCGCCGTCGTCCCGGTGGTCGGTGCCGACGCGGTCGACGTACAGACGCGCCCGCCAATCACGGCAAATCCTGTGCTCGCACCAAGCGGCACGCTCGTCACGCCAGAAGAGGCATTGGCTTTGTAGGCACGCAGCGCGGGAATCGAGCCGGAGAGCACCAGTCGGAGATCGTCGGCCGCTTCTCGATAGAGGCCGGCTGTCGCTTGAGAGGAAAAGCTCAGGGCTGGCGCGGCACTGCTCCCGTTGGCGAGCGAGAGCTGCTTTCCGGCCGCCATGGTGACGCCGCCGCTATTCCAAGTGGAAGAGTCTGGGCCGCGTAGGGTGCTCGTAGCGGACATGGCAAGGCCGGCGCTATTCAGGATGGAGCGATCGGGAAAGGTATAGGTGCCGGTGACGGGAAACAGAATCCCGGACGGGCCCCAGAGAGAGGTGTCCGGCGCCGTCACGGTGGACGTGGGCGCCAGGTGTAAGCCATCGGCGGCGAATTGCGAGCCGTCGACAAAGGTAAATGCCCCGGTCTGCGACCCGGGCCCCACTTCAAAGACGGATTGCTGCCCCCAGGCCGTGACGGCCATGAGGGCGAACATCCATCCGACCAGTCCCAATGAACGACGCATGATTTCCCTCGGTAGCTAACTGGTTCGTTACCGCTTGCGAACGGGCTTCGCCTTGGCGATCTGGGCGCCCATCGGTCCCGGCTCTGCCGCCACACCCGCACCGACTAACTCGGGACTGTCCGCGGTATCTGGTGCGTCAACCAGCCCCTCGGCGAGTTTCCGCTCATGCTCCATCTCGCGGGCGATGATGCTGTCCTGCTCGTCCAGATCCGGAATAAACTCACGATTCCCGGCCTCATTGACCACGAGCCGCCCCTCAGAGAGCTGCTGCACCGTCTCCGGTTCCTTCTCAGGGATGGTCCCGGCCGACTTCAGGAAGTCTCCGATGAGTCCCATCAGTTGGGCCTTCATCTCAGGGCCGAGCTTTTCCGCCATGGCATCCAAGACCCCAGGGCCGGACTTCTGGGCCTGCTCCTGGAGCAAGACCTGATTCTTGTCCTTCCTGGCTTGCGAGACGCCGTCTCGTTCCAGCCAGGCTTGAACCCGAGCTTGGACCTTGTCGGGAAACATCGACACCTGCTCCAGGTCGGTCACGATATCCGCATCGGATCCCGCGCCGAACTGAAACGAGCCGTTCACCAGCTCGTGAAGCAGCCGATCCCCTTCCGCGTAGGAACAGCGGATAAATTCCTTTTCCATTACCTGCATGCATCACCCCTCGTGCCTGGCCGAGGAAAGTCCCGGTCAGTTACCAGCCCCGGACGATCACGCGGAGCGCCGTGGCCGCGGGAGTGTCCGCTGCCGCCAACTCTTTGAGCGCACCAAATCGATGCGTTCCCGCTCCCGCGCTATTGGTAAGGCTGACGCTGATCGCCGCATCGGTGCCGACGGCGGCCGTCACAGGAAAGTCGTCCATCGTGACCGCGCCCGCCGCGCCTACCAGTACGCCCTGGACATAAATCTTAATCTTGTTGTTGACGTGGTCCCACTTGTAGACAAACCCGTCCGGCGCGCCGGCAATCTGCACGGAGTGGACTTCGCTCGCGAGGCCCAGCTTTGAGACGGAGAGCGGCACGCCGCCCGTGGGGTACGTCAAGGTACCGTTGCCGAACGCGAGGTCCATGACGTGAGTTTTTACGGTTTTGCCAATTTCGGTTTTGCCGACCTTGGTCGCCGTGATGTCGGTGACTGCAATATCTGCCATGGGGGAATCTCCTTGTCAGTGATGGGCCGGAGCGGTCGCCCGCCCCGGCCAGTTCAACTACAGACCGACGAAGGATCAGGTTCCAGGCATCCGGACGGCGCCGGAGAGGTTCCGGAATGTCTCCGCTTTCGGCCAACCGATCACCATGGGGAGCCCGTTGCCGGCGGTGGTCGTGGTCCCCACCAGCGCCTTAATGCTCTGTCCGGGAGACACCGTCACAGGAGAGTGGGTATCGGCGATGTCGTTGTACCAGAGCTTTCCAGCGGTCTGGTCCCCAACGGCATAGCCCGACAACACGCCGTTCGTGCCGTCCAGCTTATCGACCGCCGAGCCCGACCCGGCGAGCTGCGGATGGAGATCAAAGTCCATGTCCATGATCGTGATGGTCCCGGTGACGGTCCACCAGAACATGACTACCGCGACCTCAAAGTAGTCGGCGATGTTGAAGACGGTGCTGTTCGCGCCCGTGGTCGCGATGGCCGTATCCGTAACCGGCTCCAGGTTCCGGCGGGACTCCCAGCCGTAGCCCGCGCCCTTTAACTGCATACCAAACAACTTCTCAGCGAAGTCGTTCCGCGACGCCAGTCGCATCCCGGCGAAGTCCTTCGCCAAGCTCAACTGTCCTTCGTGGGCGACAAACTTCCCGATCCAGCTTTGCCGCACGGCGGCCCAGAGCGCGTTGCGCTTCAGGCCGTTCATGCCAAACTTCGGAATGATGATGTTCATGAGCGGGTCTCCTTCGGTGAAAGAGGCCCGCCAATTAGGAGGGCCTCGTTAAGAAGAACTGAGTTGAGCTTCGAGTGCGAGGATGCGGAGACGGGCCGCAACAAGTTCATTTGCATAATCCGGCAAATGCCCGCTGGGTTGTGGCTTGATCCACAATTCGAGATTGGACGGATCGTTGTTAGATCGATTGCCGTCCTTGTGATGCACGTTCTCGCCAGCCGCGAGCGGCCTTCCGAGAACTTTCTCCATGACGAGCCGGTGCTCATAGACGCGCTTGTACGCTTTCCCCTGCACGGAGGGATGGTCGGCACAATGCACGTCGACGTAGCCTGACGACATGACGCGCCGCTCTTTCGGTAACGGTTGCGACTTTCCGTGTGCCCGCCAATGACTGAGCTTGCAGTCATGCGAACAGAACCGTCGCAGCTTTGCTCGTTCCGAATGAACGGTACGCTTGTCATAGAGAAAAGTTTGTTTGCACCATTCACAAGTGATCTCGACTTTCGTCGGCCAGTTCTGACGCTGACAGGCGCGTGAGCAGAATCGCTGCACTCGTCCATCCCGAATCCTGGCCCGAAATACTGCCTTGCATCCCTCGCATTCCTTCTCTGCGTAATCATTCGTCCTGTGTCGCATTGGGGAGCCTCCTATTTCTGGTGTGCCCAGATAATAGGCCATGGCTCCCCAATTGTCAACAACCTACGAGCTAGTCACATACAAAATGCGACTCTCGCCATCATTGGCTGTTGGCCATACTTCTCCAAATGCTAACATTCCGTACCAGGCGATGGACTTCTGGCGGCCGAAGTCGCCCGGGATCGCCATGCGGAGTTCCGGGGTGATGGCTTCCACCATGACCACAGGATCCTCGCCGAAGATCACCATTTCACCCAGGACCGAGCCCGTCCCCTTGGTCCCGGACAGGCCGGAGCCGTTGACGATTTCCACGAGTCGGATGTGCTCAATCATCCCGGCTTCGCCGCGATAGAAGGCCATTTCCGGCTCGATGTACTGCCGCCAGGACATAAACTCGCTGTCGTCCTTAATCCCACGGAGGGCTTTGGTGGCCGAGAGGCCCACAAAGTCATCCCCCTCGTAGGGTTCCGCGTGGATGGTCGACACCAGGTAATCCCGGAGGTTCTTGACGTGGGCCACGGTCACGTTGCTGGAGGCCACCGAGGAGGTGGTGCCGGCATCGGTCGTGTAGGTTCCGCCCGAGCTCGACGTCGGGGCAAACCGAATCTGACAGCCCTTGAAGGCCGCGAAGCAGATCGCATCCAGGACGAGCTTCATCTGCTTGATGAGGGATTTCTGAATGAAGTCCTTGGGGTTGAACTTCAACAGCACTTCCGTTTCCTCGTCGAATTCCACCGCACGGCCGTACTTCTGGACCGTGATGGTCGTTTGCGCGAGGGGCATTTGATCGATCGGAATCTTTTGGTTTCGGCCCAGAATGGCCGAGGTCGGCACGGCGATATTCCGCGCGCGCGCAATGGTGATGGTCTCACCCTGGCCGCGGCCGAATCCCGGCTCCGCCTTCACAAACTGGAGGGCCTTCGTCTGCGCGATCGAGGCGTAGCGCATCTTGTCGCTCAACCCCCGATTGCGAAGGACGCCATTGGGTACGTCAGGAATCCATTGAAATGCTGCAGCCATGGGATGCTCCTTGTCTCTGGATTCCTCGAAGACCGATCCGAGGCGTTACCGCCTTCCAGCCGCTTTCGCCGCTCGGGCAAAGAGTTGGCGTCGATTCCCGGCCATGGCCGCGATCATCGTGCCGCTCTGTGCCGTGTCGTCGTCGTCTGGAGTCTGTCGAGGGGTATCCGTTGCGCGTCGCTTGCCGCCGCCGATATCGCCGCCGGCCTCGCGAAGCAGTTCGTCATTCGCTTTGCGGACTTGTTCCTTGCTCAGGGTCGCCCCGATCGACACAAGGTAGTCCTTCGTTTCTTGCGCTAAGGTCTTGTATTGGCTCTTGAGGTCATGTCCGGTGCGTTGGAACCATGCCGGATCACTATCCATGCGTTGATTGATGATCGTGCGCAGGATGGGGAAATGCTTTCCGGCATCGAGCCCAGCCGCCGCGAGCGCCTCGTCGGCCATCTGCCGCGCCACTTTCTTGCCCTCCACGGTGGACACCACACGCGTCGCCTCTTGCCGACTGATCGCCGCCGCCCGATCGTCCATTTTCTTGAGCAGGTTTCTGGCAATCGCTTCCGTCATGCTCTTGACGTTGCGCTTATCGTCCGGCAGCGACAGGTATTCACGGTTGACCGCGTCCGCGATTTCCATCACGGTCTCGGTCTCGTGCACCCGGTCGATCTCAGACTTGCCGGTGTCGGTGTGGTGGGCTTGCCCCTGCGTCCGGAGCCGTTCGTTCTCCAGCCGGAGGGATTCCTTCTCGGCCGCGATCTCGTCCCGCTCCTTCTTCAACCGATCACGATCGGCCTTGGTATCCGCGAACCGTTTCTTGTACGGGTCGGCGCTCTCCTCGCCGGAGAGTTCCGCCTCGTTCTCGTCCAGTTCGTTTTCCAAGTCGTCGCTATGGTCCGTCTCTTCGGAGAGGTCTTCCCCGTTCGGGTCGGAGTCCTCAGAGTCGGCGTTTGTGATGGACAGAAACCGGTCCCTTGCGGGAGAGGCGGCCTTGTCCCATGGTGCGATATGCATTCTCGTCTCCTCGATTCACCCTCAGAGGCCGGCATGCCGGGTGCGGGTGGTTGCGAACGGGTTAGCGATCAGACGCCAGTGGGCTGTCCCTGCTTGACGTCATTGGTCCACATGGGGTCTGTGAGTGGGAATTTCCCCTCGCACTTGTACCCCTGGTCGGCGGTCTCTCCGCCTGGCTCGGCGGTCATGGGTGCCTCCATCGGCTCCGGCCCAGCAAGACTCATCGGGCTTTCGGCCGGCATCGGCATCTCCGGCTCGTCGCCCATATCGCCCGGATACGGTGGTCGCGGCATTAGTCCCTCCCGAGCTCAACGAGCTCTCGCGGCACGGTGATAAATTCAATGTCCGGCATCTCCCCGTCCTCTCGCCGCTCGCGCGCCTCTTCGGCGGAGCGACAGCGCATCTCCTGCTCGAGGTAGTCTTTCTGGCGTGCGGGCCCCGCGTGCTTCAGGTTCACCCCAGACGGACAGCCCGCCACGGGCGGCGAGCCTTGCTGGTCGTAGAACCAGGGCTTGCGACAGTTGAGGCAGAGCAGGCCCGGCGCAAAGCCGCGATGGTCTACCCGGGGATGTGAAGGGTTGTGGAGCTTCTGCTCCTGCCAGATGTGTCGATTCGTGACTTTGGTGATGTTGGACATAAAAAAACGGCTCGACGCCCGGTGCAATCCGGGTATCGAGCCGTTCCAATGGTGATGGATCAGGCGCTATCTGAAATTCAGCTTAGCGCATCGTGATCCCCGTATCAGAGAAGTGGTTGAGCATCAGATTTCCGTATAGCATATTCTACACAGAAAAGTCACTAACTAGTTAGCTAGGCCTAGACAATTCTTCTCGCACGCTCGCCTCGTAATTGACGGATCCAATCGTGCCGTCAGGCCGACAATTGAACTCCAAGCAGACAACCACCTTCCCGGCGAGCCGTTTCGGCCGCGGAAGATCGTCGAGCCGGTCCATAATCTCCTGCTTGGTGCGCGCGGGTAACGTCAGCCCCATTACTTCTTCTTGCCGCGATGGGGTGATTCCAGCACGCCGGGCGCACTCAATTTCTTGTACCCCTTCGACGTATCGACCCCGCCCCGCGAGGCCTCTTCACTGGCTGACATCCCGCCCGGCGCCTTTACCGTCTTATTGCCCGTCTTCCGTTTCCCCTTCAGTGCTGCGTTCATCGTCTCTCCTTATGGTTGGTGGTTTAGTGAGATGCATCTGCTGTTTCACGGCGTTCTTCGCCGCCAGGTCCAGCACCTGCCGCACATCGTACCCAATGGCGGCGAGCATATTCACCCCGCCACGGATCTCGTACATGATTCGAATGAGGTCCTCATCCTTGCTGGCCGTGACGAGGAGCTGATGGAGACTATTCGCCAACCGTGTCGCGAGACTGTCGGCTATCGCCTGGCCGCTCTCCGTCTTGAGGGCGAGCACCAGCCGGGTTTTCGCTTGTAAGTCGTGCACGTTCCGCATCTCGTCCATAATGCTCCTATCCTATCGCCGGTTTGGGCGCGGTCGTTTGTGTGGGCGGTGTGCCGCCTGTCTTGGTGGGTCCGGCCGGTTTCCCGGCCGGTGGCGGTGCCTCACCAGGTTTCCCTGGAGCCCCTCCGCCCGGTCCCCCTGCCGCCATCTCCTGGTCTTGCCGGTTCAGGGCGTCCTCCATGATCATCGCCTGCTGCTGCTGCATCTCGTCTTCGGTGTAGATCAGCTCATCCATGGCCAGCTCACTGGCGAGGCGCTTGCAGATATCGTAATCCTTCATGAACGGGGCGAACCGTGGGTTGTCGCCCGCCATGATCATCATGTTGAGCTTGTCCAGCAGGTCGCTCCGGTCGATCAACCGCGAGATTCCCTCGATCTTAATATCCGTGTTGAGCATGAGTTGCTTCATGCGAGCCTCTGGCATCAGGAACCCGGCAAGTTGCATCAAACCTAATTCTTCCGAGCCCGGCCCAAAGACTTCCAGCAGGTTCGGCGTGTCCCGATCGTCCCAGAAGGTCACGAGCACCTCCGAGGCCGCCCACGCGAGATCGACGCCACCCTGCTCGATGTCCTT